CGAAATACTTCTCCAACAACTGGCGCGCGTCGGACTGGTCGTCGCGCAGGTGGAGATCAGCCTGTCGCCTCCGTCGTCTGTTGCAGCAGTAGTGCAGGTCATATGATACGCGCGGCCTGTGTCGCCGCCCTCGGCCTTCTCGCTGGCGCGTACTACGCCGCCACGCTGCCGACATTTTGCCCTAACTGCGCGGCGGCAACGGCGGCACTGATGGCTACCGCGCCGTTTCACTACCGCGTGCTGGTCGGCGTCTTCCTGCCACTGTCCGCGCCCGCTTACATTGCGGCTCACGTTATCGTGCTGCCGGTGATGTTGTTAGCGCTGTATGTGTGGTTGCGGGTGTCGGTTTCGCCTAACTGGTCACTGTTCGGCGTAGCGCTTGTGGCACTATACCTTCCCGTCATGTTCGAGGTATGGGGCTTTGCTCTATACAGCGCCCTTGAGGTGGTGTTTCTGTGTGCCGGACTACTATTGTTGACCTACCGACCCGCCTGGATAGCGCCCTTCGCCGCGCTGACCGCCGTAGCGACCTTGAACCGCGAGACGACGGTGCTGCTGCCCCTTGTCGCCTTCGCTCTGCGTCCGCGTGACTGGCGGTTGTGGCTGCCGTCCGCTGTCGCATGGGGCGTGATGTTCGTCGGGTTGCGGTTGGCGCTCGGCCCCGTGCCGAACTCGCTGTCGATTGCGCAGACGTGGCAGCGCAACACAAGTGGCTGGTGGTTGGGTGAGGCTCAATGGAAATTGCCGCTGTTCGCGCCCGTGCTGGCGGCGGTCGTGTTCGGCTATCACGCCGTGTCGTTGCGGACGCGCCGAATTGCGCTAGTGGCCGTTCCGTATATGGCGCTGTTCGCCGTGTTCGGCACCTGGCATGAGGTACGACTGCTGCTGCCCGCGCTCACGCTGGCGCTTCCGGTGGCGCTGGTGTGGCTCAGTCGCTTATCTCGTTCTTATAGAACAGATGTATACTTGAACTATCAATAGGAGAACCGTCTAAATGAACACCTTCAACCCGCCCGCACGTATCACTTTTCCTGATTCGACAGCTTACCCTGATCAGCGGTATTTCGACAAAGCGCTTGCCGATCTGGACGTTTACGACAAGGTTCTGGCCGATGAGAACACCGCGCTTAACCAGGAACTTGCCGACTTAAATGCGCAAGTGGAAATCGCGCAAAGACTTCTTTTGCGCAACCAAAACCATCAGACGGAACAGGCGGACACCCGCGCCTTCATCGTGTCCCGCCAGCCCACGTCCACGCCGCCCACGGACGCCGCGCCGGTCATCCAAAGCGTGACAACCCCGACCGCCGACGGAACGAAAGCCGCAGGTGATCCTATCACGGTAGCGCTCGTGTTCGACAAGCCCGTGAACGTGACTGGTACGCCGCAGGTCACGCTGTCCGATGGGTCTATCGTAGATTATGGCGGCGGCACTGGCTCAACGTCTATCCTCTTTCCGTACACGGTTCAGCCGGGCAACACGACTGGCGGCGCGGTTCTGGCAGTCACGAGCGTCAACCTGAACGGCGGCTCAATCAACGACGCCAGCGCTACGCCCGCCAACCTTGCGCTGCCTGCTACGGCTACGCTCGGTAGCATTGTGGTGAGCGCCTAGTCTATGCTCCACCACTGGCAATATCTCCGATATATGCTCAAGCATAAGTGGTTTGTATTTCTGTCTGGCTTGAGTTTAAGTGTCCCGATCTGGCAACTCATCTTCCACGACTGGGACAAGTTTCTGCCCGATGAGTGGTTTCCCTACGTCGCCTATTTCTATGGGCCGAAAATTGCCAGCGCCACGACGAAGGTGTTCTTGCCTGACGGCAAATTGACGCCGAGGATGGAAACGCCGCAGAAGGTGCAACGGGCCTTTGATTACGCCTGGAATTTGCATCAGAAGCGCAATAAGCATCACTGGCAGTTCTGGCTGCTGCGCAACGACGATCCGCACCCGCCGTTCCTGCCGCAGTCCTATGACGGCGGTATGACTCACGCCACCATTAACCGCGCAGCCGACGGCAAAGAGGCGGCGCTGTTGTATGGACACGATACGCCCTGGTGGAAAGCCGATCCTGAAGCGCAGCGGCAACTTGAACAAACACTATGGTACATCCCCGTCGCGCTGGATATGCCCGATGCGCATCGCCGTGAGATGTTGGCGGACTGGATGGGCGCAGGTCGGGCGCTCGGCAAGCCTGATACCGCGAAGTGGTACCGATCCCGTGCCGACAAAATCCAGCTTCACCCTGATACGCGGGTGTGGATTGAGCGTCAACTCCAAACTCAGAATGAAGCGCAAATGACCGAACGCTTGCGAAAAGCGGGCTTATTCGGCTAAGGGAGGGAACGTTGGATACTAACCTCGTCATTCTCAACGCCGTCGTCGGCGCGATACTCAGCCAGGTCTGCGAACAGGGCGCGTTCTTCAAAGACCCGACGCAAGCGCCGCTCAAGAAAATCCTCGCTGTCCTGGGCCTGTGTACGCTGTGGACACTGGTCTTTACGCTCTTGTCCGTGACGAGTCTGCCGCTGACCTTCCTCGACTGGCGCAACTTCATTATCACCGCCGTTGCTACCGCCGCCGGGAGTCAAGTTTTCCACCTTGCAATCGCGCTGTACTTGCCCACGCTCGGCTCAACGACCGTAACGACGACCACGAACGGCACGACGGTGACACAGACCAAAGCGCGGGGCGTCAAGCTGGTTCCGCCTGTTGTACCGTTCGAGATACTCGTGAAGCAGGAGACGGCGAACAGCGTCGTACAGGGCGTGGACGCCGCGCCCGCGTTCACGCCTAGCCCCGTCCTCGTGCCGCCGCCAGGGTCAACGGGCGCGAGCATCGGCGGGGCAAGCACGGCGGGCGGGCTGAACGTAGCGCCGCCCGTGGTCACGAAGCCGGGGACATAGCACGATGCAAGGGAAACGGCACGACTTAGCAGAGGATGAGTACGCCCTCGAAATGGGCGAGTACGGCAAGAACAAAGACGGCGTGTGGTTCATGCACGTTCCCGCGCCGGGGTTCGGCACTGGCGGCCTGCAAAAGCATACGGTGGTAGAGAACGCCGACGGCACGATAACCGTCACGCCGTCCATCTTGTGCTATGGGCGAAACGGCGGCAAGGACTGGCACGGCTATCTAACCGGCGGCGTGTGGCAAGAGGTCTAGCCCGTAGTGCCGGACGCGCAGGGTGGGCTAGGCAAGGCGGGGAGCTAGAACGAAAAGAGCCGGGAACAACCCGGCTCGTGACGTGACGTGCGATAGAGGTTACTCGACTTCGACGTTGCTATAGGTAAACAAGTCAACCTGTGCCGCCAGTTGGTCGGCGTCCCGTAGATACTTGCACGCCTGGTTGAAGTAGGACTCCTTGAGTTCCACGCCAATAAACTTGCGGTGCAACTTGATTGACTCGAACCCTTCACTACCAACCCCGGCAAAGGGGCTAAAGACGGTATCGCCGGGATTTGTCCAGATGTCCACGGCGCGGGCGATCACGTCCAGTTGCAACGGGGCCATGTGTTTCTCGTCCTTGTCGTCTCTGGCAATCTGGTAATTAAGGACGTTGGTCATGTCGATGTCAAACCAGACTGGCGAGGCGTAGCGCTGCCACACGGCAATTGAGTAGTTCGCTTGGCGGCTTTTCTTGCCGGGATGCGTATCGTACTCGGTCGGCGGGTTCGTGCCGATGTAATCGCCGGGGACGCGGTGTTGCTTGACGCTTTCGCCGCCGTCAATGGGCCACTTGCGGAATAAAAGTAGATAATCCGCCATGCCCTGCCGGACAGCCTCGGCGCGGTCTACAAAGTTCTTGTGAAGCAGGCCGTGGTTTTTGGTACGCTGCATCTCAATTACCGGGTCTTTCCAGATAGTCACGCGGCTGTGGAATATCCAGCGGTTCGCCTCAAACGCCCGGATGATATGACCGGGGAAGTCACGCAATCCTGCTGCGTCGTCACGGTTGATGAATAGTGGCAAATCCTTGCAGTGGACGGCGCACAGACGACCGGGGCGCGTGATGCGGTAGAGTTCCTTGATGAGATACTCATAATGCTGGAAAAACTCGTCGTCGTCGGCGCAGTTGCCCATGTCAGCCTCGGCGCTGCTGTAGATGTACGTGTTGGCAAAGGGCGGCGAATGGATACCGAAGTCGATGCTATTGTCGGGCAGTTTGGCGGTTTCAGTCACGCAGTCGCCCAGGTACAGCGTCCAGTTCGCGCCCTGAACGGCGTTTGAGGCAACGGACGTGAGAGACAGTTTGCTGTCATCGCGAAATAGGCCGTGTTCGTTCATGGCGGCGTTCATCTTTTGTTGCATCAGCTTAAAGTCCTCCTGCTTGCGCTTTAAGGTCGCCAGCACGTTACCCTCGGTTTCGGCGTAAATCAGATGGGCCTCGACGGGTTTCGTCTGCCCAAAGCGCCATGACCGGCGGAGCGCTTGATAGGTCTTTTCAAAGCTGAATGACACGCCGACAAACACCTGATCTGCGCAGTGCTGCCAGTTCAGACCGAACCCGGCGATGTCAGGCTTGGTGAGGATGAGCCGCGCGTTGCCGTCACTAAAAGCGGTCAGCCGTTCCTCTTTCACGTCAGCACTGTGGTCGCCGCGCACTTCTAGGATACCGGGGAACGCCGCCATGAGCGCGTCGGCCTCGTAGTTGGTGTCGCACCAGATAATCACGGGACGTTCTTGCGGGATAGCGGCGACAATGGACACCGCTTCTGCTACGCGGTCGGTCAGCGACTCGCGCTTGACGCGGTGCAGTGTGGTTGACGACGGCGCGGTGTCGGGCAGCAGCATCCCTTCGGCAAACGTCCGGTCAATCGTCGCCTGAGCTACGTCCGTCCGATGTTCGTGGATGTTGAGCGGCGGCAGGTCAAAGTTGGGAATGTCGTACTGCGGGCCGAGGTCAGCGGGCCGCGATAGGCACACTGCCCAGGAGGTCAGCCAGCGCCAGAAGTCCTGTTCAGCGTGGGCCTTCAGCCGATACGTGCCAAAGCTCATAGTATCATTGATGAACCAACGGGCCAGCATCTCGTGGCCCGGCATGACCCGCAGAAACTCCGAGTGGTTGGTTAGTTCCATGTAGTCGTTGGGCGCTGGCGTAGCCGTGGAGCAGAGCTTGAACGGCGTTTCCCTGAAAGCGTCTATCAAAGCCTGCTTAGTTTTTCCAGTGAACGCCTTAAGTATAGAACTCTCGTCGAGGACGACGCCGATAAAAGCCGTAGCGTCGAACAGGTGCAGTCGTTCGTAGTTGGTGACGACAATCGGGGCGTCACCCACGTCGGACTGCTGCTTGACTTGCGGCACAGAGAAGCCGAGCTTGAGCGCTTCACGACCTATCTGGTGTCCCACAGCCAGCGGCGCAAGAATAAGCACCTTGCCGCCCGTATACTGGTGAACAAGCCGCGCCCATTCGAGGTACTGAAAAGTCTTGCCGAGTCCACATTCCTCGAACAGTGCTGCCCGACCGAGTTTCAGACTCCAGCGTACAATGTCCCGCTGAAAGGGAAACAAGAGCGGGTTAATTTCGTCGGGGCGCACATCAATGCCGCTCGGCTTGACGATAGCCTGTTTGGACATGAGGAACGATGTGTAATCTTGAGGTACACTACATTCAGCCATGCTATTTCTCCTTTTGCGTGGCTAACGCTCTGGCGCTTGCGGCATCCAGAGCGTTTTCGGTTATGGGATATTTTACTAAACGACGAATGGCGATTTCCATTGCTGCCGACTGGCTAATTCCAGCTTCGTCAGATGCCCCTTCGAGTATCCGCTTAGCCTCATTCGACAACCGTATACTGGTGCTTCGCTTTGTTTTCATACCGCAATATTAGCGCACAATGCGGTACAATGCAATAGGCAAAATAGCACTGTTTCGCGCCAGCGCAACCGCCCGCCCGCGCTCGTCCTGTGCGGCGCTCACGTGGCACCGCCTTGCTCTAGCTCAACGACCCGACTGATAGCGGCGTTAAGCAGATTGACGAATCCGAACATCTTATTTTCAGGCAGCACCATCGTTCCCATATCGTCAATAAAGACGGAGTACCTGATTGATGGAACGCCAGTCACGGCGTCATAATGGCGAATGACCTCAACTGAGGCGTAGACATCGTTGCTTTCTATTTCAAATAGCGTCTCGTCGCCCTTGCTCATTCCGTCCGTCCTCCGTCCTCGTGCTGGCGCGGCGCGGCGTTGCGCTCTTTGCTGCGGGCGGTAAGCGCTTCGCGTTGCATTACCCAATCGTTGTAGAGTTTATCCTTTTCCAACCTGTGTTTTGTCTCTAGTTCGTCCCATTGAGTTTGATAGTCGGCGTCAATGCGGGACATCTCGATTTGTTCTTCGCGGTTGAGGTTATATTCGGCTTGTTCGCTCATGACATCAACTCAGCCCGCATCGCGTCAAACGCCGCTTGGATTTTCGAGGAACGGTAATCACCGTCAATGTCTGGGGGGAGCTTACCGACAGCGTAGTACAGCGGGTCGGCACCAATCTCGAACAGATCGGCAACATCCTGAATGACGGAGTTTCTCGGTACGCGGCGGTCATTTTCAATGTCGCTCATGTACTGCGGTGAGATACCGAGCCGCTTGGCGAGTTCCCTCTGGCTCCAACCGCGCTCAATGCGGTGAGCGCCGATAAGTGTACCGAGGGTGAATTTCAGAGTTACGTTAGTTGTCATCGTCTACTTCTCCCCCGGCAGCGGCAACTGCCCCGGCGCGGCGGACGGCGGTCGCACGTCCAGCACCACCAACCCGCCCTTTGTCGTGCCACATACCGACCATCCGGCGCACTTGAAGCAGTACCCCGGATTGCCGCTGGCAACTTTGCCGCCGTTGACGTAGGTGTACAGGCGCTCCCCAGGCCAGCGCCGCCATGCCATGTCCATTGCCTCAAGAATAAGCGTGCTGGATAGGATTGAGCTTTCATTCCTGAACACAGCGCAATTCGCGCCTTCCTGATGGTCAAGGCTGATGAATTTGCGCCACACAAACAGCGCGTCACACTGGAACGTAAGCAATACCATCTTTTCACCGGGGCCGACAAAGATAGTCCGATTGCGACCATCCTTATACTCGCGGTAGGTGTAGTGCCGTTTGTACAGCGCCAGAGCGCGGCGGTCGCCGTCGGGTACGCCAAGCCAGTAGCCATCGGTGACGAAAGGTGACATTTGCAGCATGGCTACTTCCCTCCCGTCGGAAGTTCGAGTTGCCGCTTCGGCACGGACGACCTCGGCTTGCACACTGCGCTGAGCACACTGATATGATACCGACCGGGCGCGTGCGGTTCGTCCAGTGCCTTCTTAATCGGGACGCCGTTCGTCCGGCTGTACTCCGCACACTCCTTGCCCCATTTCGTCCGTAGCGCCACGCTCTGCAACCCTTCCTTGATGTTCTGTGTCTTACACCACAGTAAGATACTCAGGAACTCGCTGTCGGCAAGTCGGTTGTTGATGTCCGCAATTTTGTTTGCCAGTTGAGGAACCGCCGCCGATTCTGCTTCAAGGCGTTCTAGCCGTCGTTCGTGGTCAAGCATTTGCTGAGCTTGGGCCACAAGCATCTCAGCAGGGCTTAGCGTCTTGATGCTATAGGTTCCACGCTTGCGGAGTGCGGGCATAACGTCATGGTTAACGAACCGCTTGAAGTTCTTCGATGTCTTTTTACGGCTACTACCAATTAAGGCGTAAAGCCCTGGCTCATTGACCATCAGATGCGAGCGCCCTGTATCATTTGAAATGATAGTGGCTTTTTCGTCCTCATCTAGCCGAGAAACCGCCTGAGACACGTTGTCAATCTCACATGCTTTGCATACGTCCGTGGCGTAAAACCACGGGTCGCCGTCGTTCCCTATGATAGCGTTAAAAGGTATGCCGTTGAACTCGAAATGGAAAGAATTGTCGGATTGGGGGTTATCAGGTATGATTAGAGCGTTATTGCTCATGGAAGTGCCTACCTTTCATGACAAGCATTGCGCCGGGATTCATGCCCCGGCGTTTTGCGTTTAGCATTAGGGTTAATTATATCTCATAGCGCCGTTCGGTGCTACAATCCCGCCCATCGTTCTACGGAGGCGCACATGTCGCGTCGTCAAGCGCTCAGTTGGTTCGCGCTCGGTGTCGTCATCGGGCTGGCGCTGGCTGTGGCGCTCGTGCTGCACGCGGCGGGTTGACAGCAAAGAGCGGGGCCGTCCCGCGTAGGTAGCCCCGCTCGTGATCATGCTCCGCTGCGATTGTCGGCTCGTGGCGGTCGGTGCCGTGCGTGGTGTGCTGCTACGCCAAAGGGCTATTGGTCATTTCGCCCGACTTCCGCCTTGCAACGTTTTCTCGTGGTCGCTTGCCTTCGCGGTCGGGTTACTTGCAAAGTCGGTTTCCCCGTGCCGTCCGTGAGCGTTATCGACTCTTGAGGCTACTTGTGTTCCGCTTCAACAGCAGTTCAAGGGGAGTGTCGTAGCCAACTCCCTATGTCACTTTGGGCTGTCACCCACTCGTTAGAAGATCGCTGCCTCTGAGCTAACTTTCCACGCACGGGACTATTCTAGCACAAGGACGTATGCAGTGCATACACCCTAGAGCGCTAGGGCGTCGGTGGCAGCGTAGCGGGCAGCCACAGGCCGCTCATGCCCTCGAACTGCCAGAAACGCTTGTCGAAGCCGAACACGTCCACGCCGTAGACCGGTAGCGGTAATCCTTCGCCCTCGGCTGGTCGAACTGCCATGACGGTCATTCGTTTCGGAGCGCTCGGTGTAAGTTCGCCGTAGAACCAGTAGAAGCCCGGTTCGGTGGGCCACTCGGATGACCACGCGGGCGCGGGCGGCGCATCGAACGTCGCCGCCCAGGTGTCGCGTGGGGCGGCGACTAGAGCGTTGGCAATCCTTGCGGCAATGCGCCGCGACTGACCCGCCGCGAGAGCGTCGCCGTCTCCGCCAAAGGCCAGCGCTGTTATCACTGCACGCTCAATCCGTTCTCGTTCGTCCATCGTCCCTCGCTCCCCTCCCGCGTCGTGTGCGGGCGCTACGCTCCAAAGAAGTCCGTTGCCCACTCGAACGATACGTCGGCGTCCAGTGCCGCTCGCTCGTCCTCCGATCGGTCGCCCACGTACAGCACGCCGTCATACGCTGCGTCCAAGCCCGCCGCCGCCATCTGCCACATCGCGCACATGCTCAGCCTCAAACATTTTATGCGTGCGCGGTGAAGTCCACAACTCATCGAACAGCACAATGCACATTCCTATAATTACGGTGATGTAGAAACCGACATCCGATAGTTGAAGGCGATCCCCCATCAGAGCTATTGCTGCTGTTCGAAACGACAACCATGTGCCGATGACAAAAAGAATGGTCGTCAGGTTTCCTTTGCCTACTAAACGTTTAATCATGCTTACTCCCGTTGCTGTTGCCGTGAAGTGCTTTCCAATCATAAACCGCCGTCTTGCCAGCGCCCGTAAGTTCCATGAGTTGCGTAGCGGAATAGCGGACGGACGCCGGATCGCTCAAGAGAAGGGCGTCGAGCCGCGTCTTTGCTTCTCCTTTAGGAAGTGCAAGTTTTTCCGTCGGCGGTTCGCTGTCGTCCACGATTTCCGCCGTTTCCGTTATTCCGGCTGCGTAGGAATGCGCCATTTTACGCGCCCTGCCAACCGTAACCTCTGCGGCAATAAGCGCTTCAAAAAACGCGACGTAAAGCTGATGCGCTTCAACTTCAGCCCATTGAACCTCTAAATCATCCTTTATTTCTTTCCGCTCTAAAACCAGCGCCGCCAACCCCTCTCCTGCTGCACTTGTACCAATAGGGATAATCAGGGCTGCGATGGGAACCAAGACAAGAGCTACCTGACTGGTCGCCGGAAGCGTCCCAAATCCGCTGACCATATCGCTAAATGATAGATCTTCCAGATGGGCGCTCGTGACTGCCGCCGTAAATGCGCCCGCCCCGTTGACGATAACAGCGGTTACAAAGAGAAGTATCTCTAGTCCCCAGACTAACCATGTGACGGTTTCGTTGTTCTGTCGCTGCTTCTTTCTGGTGAAGGCCACGTAGAGCAAGCCGAACTCCACAAAGAACGGAGCGACCCATCCCCATCCCGGCGTGAGACGGTCAAACGTTGCCGCCGTGTGCGGAGCGCTCAACAGGTAAATCGTGGCAGCGATAATGACGAGCCACCATGATACAGATTGGTCAATCCGATCCACAAGCGACACCTTGCGCCGTTGCGACTTTATCCAACGGGTTTTTGTTTGGGTGCGGATTGCCGATACGTCTATTGAGCGCTCCATGATCTCTACTTCCCCTTCCGCACGGCCTTATCCGCGCCGAACAGCACCCAGGCGAACGGCGCGTCTTGCGTCAGCGTCACCACATCGTTGGTGTCGTCGGCAACGCTGCCTGGCTCGTGCTGGTACTGTGCCGCGCCTGTCACCAACACGACGAACCGCCACAGCCCGTCGCCGTCGTACTGTACCGCCAGTAGTGTCCCGTCCGACACGGCAAGGAACCGGCGGTCGTCGTCCTCGGTGACGTACCAGTTGAACTCCTCACTCAGGTCGCCGTCGATTTCAATGAGGTCGTCACTTGCGCCCGTGATAATGATTTGTGACATAGCTTATTCGTCCGTGTCGGCGTCGGTCTTGTCGTTCAGCACAGCGTCCAGCTTGGGCGCGAGGTACGGTGCAACGTCGGACAGGCCTATCGTGAACGTGGCAACGTCACCGTCTTCGGTGTACTTGTCCCACTCGTGCAGGTGCGTCTTGAGTTCCTGCGCGCTGGCGTAGGTGGCCTCTTGCGCCCGCCGCGCGATAACGTCGGAGTTGGTGTCGTTCGTGGCCCGCAGTTCGTCAATGACACGCTGAGCGGCCCCGTCGCCGTTGTCGCGGTCGTACAGGCGCGGGTCGATTTCGTCGCTGGTCGGGTCGATGCGGATTTTCATCACGCGCCCATCCAGATAATCGAAATAACCCTGGCCGTCGAAGCGCTTAGCGGCGTCCGCTTCAGTCATCGGTTTCGGGTCGAAGTGCATAAAGCCCACGCCAAGCGGTGTAGAGCCGTTGTACAGAGCGGCGATTACGGCGTTGCGGGACAAGCCCTTAATGGAAACCATAATTGAACGTCCTTTCGTGTGTTGACAAAACTTGATACTACGCCTGAGTATAATCGGGGATTGCTTTTTGCGCAAGTGGTAATATAATAGAGATACGATGGAGAACACCGAATGGCAAAAACGCGAACAAAGCTGAAAATTGAGTGGGTTGTAGATTTGCTCAACAATGGGCATACCGTATTTGACGTAGCGCGTATGGCGGGAGAGCACGAATATAACGTGCGGTACGTTCTCAAGCGGAACGGCTACCGCAAGGTAGTTAAATGGGAGCGCATAGATAATGATAAGCGCTGACATCCTGACAAAAGTCTGTACGAAATGCCACCGAGAGCTACCGGCAACCAGGGGGTATTTTACGCCCAACAAGCACGGCAAATACGGCCTGCGTCCAGACTGTAATGAATGTAGACGCGCAGAGGCTAACACCGAGAAAGGACGCGCATATTCGAGAGAACGTTACAAAAACCATCCTCCGAAACCAGAATCTATCGCCAGACACCAAAGGGCGCATAGAGAACGATACCTTGACGCTCACCCGAAACTAAAGGAGGCGCACGAGCTTCGGCAAGCGGGGCTTAAAAAGTGTCCCGACTGCAAGGGTGTATTTCCGAGAACTAAAGAATTCTTTGTCGGGTACTACAGGGACGGGAAGTGGTTTCCTTCAAGATGTCATGCGTGCAATACGAAAATGGTTGCGGAGTGGCGCCGTACGCACCCAGAAATACGAAACGCCGCAATGTTGCAAAGGTACAGGCGCAAAGCCGAGCTACCTCACACTTTGACAAAAGACGACTGGTTATACGCTTGTGCTTATTTTGGGTATCGCTGTGTGGTATGCAGAAAGGAGAAGCCGCTCGTAAAAGACCATTGGATTTCCATTCAAGATGCGGATTGCCCTGGCACAATCCCAACAAACATCGTTCCCATGTGCCGAGCTTGCAGCAGCAGCAAAAATGACGAAGACGCTTACGAATGGCTGTGCGAGAAATGCGGAGAGGGCACCGCGACAACTATCATGAAACAGGTTGATGAGTTTTTCGACAAACTCAGAAAGAAGGGGCTATGCCCAACAGAGGCCGCCTACGTAGCGCAGCCGAGCGCGGAACGAAAGAAGGGAACGTGATTGACGACTACGAAGAAATTGTAGACGACACGGAACACGCCTGGATTGGCAGTCAGCGCAGCGCGTTCGTCGTTCGCTATTGCGCGGGCGTCTACGGCATCCGGCTTTACGATGGTGATACGCTCATTCTAGACGGCGGTCATAATCAAGGCGAAAAGATTGACGACGCAGGACGGGCATGGGCGCTGAGAGGCGAGATATATCACCTGATGCCGCCGCCGCCCGACAACTGGAAGAACGGTAATAGAGGACATTAAGGAGAAAACAATATGCCAGCAGACGGTAAGAAAACTCCCTACGTCGGTCACACCGTGCCCGCGACGGCACCGACCGCGCCCACGCTCGGCGGCACGCGCCCGACGCGGCACGGCAACGGACGCCCGGTGCGACGGCGCGGCAAGCCGTTCGGAGGTGGCAAGTGAAGCACAATCGTAACTTAAGGCAATCTTTATCCTCCCGCGCTATGAGCGGAATGGCGCGAGACGCGGAGCGGCGCAAGATTGCGCAAACGGCGCTTGTCGGCCCTAGTCTCTACAAGCCTGTTGAGGAAAAGAGGAAAACGCGCCGTGCATTGTCCGTAACCGAGATTGGCGCACTGGCGATTATCCAGAGCCGGGCCGTGTTCGCAGATGGGCATTACTGGCTTAACGAGGCGTTACAGGGCGTCGGGTACATTGCCCGTGAAGTAATCAAGCGCCTCAGGCGGTTCAATCTCATTGAGTGCCGCAACGGGCGGATTTGGGTGGCGACGGCATGAGCGACGAGGGCGAACTGCGCGAACAAATCGCACGGCTTGAGCGGCGCATCGATGACCTGGACTACGACATCGGAGATTTGGAAGGACAGCGCGATAAAGCTGAGGAAGAACGGGACGAGTTGGAAACAAAACTTGCCGACATCGAATCCGCAAAGAAGCAGGCTATCGTTGATGACGCGCTGATGCCGTTCGACCCGTCGGGCTTCCAACTCAGGTTGCGTTATGGGAACAAACACCCGGACAGCATCCGGGACTGGTGGATGAAGCTGTGAGCGACCTCCACGCGCCCGTCTCGGCATTGTGGTCAGTGTCTCCGCAGGCGGCGCGGTTGGTGGCTGACGACTACGGACTGACCATCCGGCGCGGCGCACAGAACCGTGGCCCGTGCGCCTTCGACTGGACGCTCGTTCACTGCGGTGCGGACGTGGCTGCGGGCAGCGCCAACAGCAGGCAGAACTGCGTGAGTGTGGCACATAAGTACGTGTACGGAGGGAAATAACTATGGCAACTTATCCCGGTCAAGACATTGATTACTTCTGTTTCCCGTGGTTGTTCACCGATAACCCCACAGACGACGACTTTGACGACGAGCCAGATTTCGATGACGACGACGAACCGTTGCCCGACTTTGACCTTGACGACGATTACAACGAAGGGAACGACTGATGGACACACTACCAACTTACGCCTCAATCATGGGCGCTTTCGACGCCGTGGACACCGCGCTGCTAAAACTCGTGACAGCTATCCGCGCCTCGGCTCTGCCCGCCGCCCGCAAGTCGGCCTATCGCATCGCCGCGCTGTCCGCTATCCAGGACGGCACGAGCGCTGAACGGCAACTGGCGGCGCTAGAGCAGGTGCAGCAGGACTTGGACGAGGAGGTGGACGGTGCTGTTTAAGGCTGAATTGATAGAGAAAATCCTCGCGGGTGAGAAAACTCAAACGAGACAACCTTTCAAGCCGGGTCAGGTTTGTTGGGCAAACGGGTACATGGACAAGCCGATAGAGATTACGGACGTTCGACTTGTACGGGAAGAACCATACTCTACGCGAAAAATCTGGGAAGTCGGCAAGAGTTACGCCGTGTGTCCAGGCCGTGGAAAGCGGTCAATCTGGTACTATCCCGGCAAAGAGCGTGTGATGATGCTCGATGACCGCGCCCCGAACGGAAAGCCGTACAATGACGCTGAGCTACAGGCTATCGGCTATGTTCAACTGCGTATCTGCATCACGGCAATTAAACGTGAGGACGCGCGCAGCATCAGCGCCGACGATGCACGGGCGGAAGGGTTTGACGGGCCACGTGAGTTCCTGAAGGTGTGGTGCGGCTTCTACGACCGCATTGCTCAGTGGGATCTCCCTCCGCGCTTTGGGACACGGCGCGAACTGATAAGTTGGCAGTTCGTCATGGAACAGCTAAACGCCCGTCCCGCGAAACTGTACGACGCCTGGTGCCTGACATTCAAGGTTGCAACGTGAGCGCCGTGTGGGTGCTGCGCCGTCCCTGCTGTGGTTGCGTGCTGGCGGTGCTGGACGCCGACCCCGCCCGCCGGGACGCGACGGCGCTGAAGATTGCCGAGTACTGGTCTGTCGGTTGCGTGCTGGAGCGGGCCGACAGGCCGCCGCGAATGGACGTGTGTTTTCACAGGGAGGAACCGTGGCAGAAGAAAATAAAGTGACACTACCGCCTATCGAGACGTACCTGGACATGACGTTCGATGAACTGGATTATCAGCTTCTCATCGTCCGGGTCGCAAAACACAACTACAACAGCAACCTGGATTACAACGAGATTGGAAGCCGAGAAACGTTGCTATGCGTCCTTCTCAACCGCATCAAAATAAACAAGGAGCGCAAAGAATTGGCGGCGGCACTGACAGAAGCCGACAGCTTTCTCGCCCGTTGCGAACTCGACATCGCCTACATTCTAGGCAAGCCACACAAGCCGCCGATGGGTAAGCGAAAGTCGAAGGCGGCGAAATGACCGACGTGGCGGAAATTGTAGCAGAGCTAGATGCTCTGGGAACTGACATCTGGGACACCCGTCCAGCACCGCGAGGACACGGCGGTGAATGGGTTGAGGTTGCCGTGGTGGGTGGCGGTACTCTGATTGCTCAGGTGTACAACGTTGATGACGCCGAGTTCATTGCTCACGCACCCGAACACGTAGCTAACCTGCTCGCCCTGGTGGACGCCCTGACGCGGGAACGGGACGCGGCGCGGGCGGAACTGGCGGAAGCATACGAGGAACAATATATCCGTGAAAATAACCCGCACTATACGCCTGCCGACCCGTCCGACCTACTGGACTACAACGCCCTGGCCGCACAGCGCACGGCTGACCTGCTGGCGCGGCACAATGAGGAACATACGCCATGAACGTTAAGCGGCTTCCCGCCATATGGTATGGCTTTCTCGCAGTTTTCTGTTTTGTTATGACGTGGATAGTGAGCAGCGCTTTGACGCACACACCGCCCTCGTTGCTCATTGTCCTTTTCTGGCTATTGCTCTCTCTGGGAGCGAGCCTGTTTATCCGTTGGATGGACGGTAAACGATGAACGTCCAGTTCAGCCCTGGCAACAAGGTTCAGCACGAAATCTACGGAACGGGCGTGTTCGATGCGGCGGGCGTTGACCTACTCGCTGATCGGGCCTGGGTCGTCTGGGACAGCGACGGCAGACGGGCGCATGTGCCGCTGGCGTCCCTCACACTCGCGTCCACCGCTGGCCCGACGACGATGCAGGACGTGTACCGGCGCATAGAAGCGCTTGAACAGCGCGTGGACGAGTTGGAGGCGACCCTGGCGGCGGCGCTGGTGCTGCTCGCCGCGACGGGGAAGGATGAACGATGACGCCCTGGTTGCACACTACCGACGACGTGTACTCAGCCAGCGTTCTCATTGACGATAACCCGCGCTACGTCCTCATCGTCCACGGGGCGAGCGGCGACTGGTTCGTGTGGGACTTGCGCCGGGGCGATGGGCCGGTGGCGCAGGGCGAGGCGATGGACGTGGACGAGGCAAAGCAGAACGCTGAGACGGCGTGGAGGAGGGTAAGTCAATCGTGAACCGACACTTGACGCCGAAGCGGGCCGCTGAAATTGCGGGCTGCTCCCAAGCGGCTATTTACAAGGCGGCGGAAAACCACAATCTGACCGTGCTGCGCGATGGTCGGCGGCTGTGGATAACGCTTGCTGACCTGATTATGTGGATGAACACGAGGGGAACATGAGCGAAACTCTGTACAGCGTCACCGAGGCGGCGCGCATGGCTGACCGAACCGGCGCAACGGTGCGGTTGGCGATTAAGCGCGGCAAACTGAAGGCCACGAAGGTTGGTTACAACTGGATAATCTACGAGGCAGACTTGCGCCTGTGGATTTCTGTGTACAAGAATGAACGCCGTGGTCGGGGTTGACTTTTATTGCGATGTGCGATATAGTGAACACATCGAACGAACGAGAGGAGACAAACGTGAACCTCGGAGATTTCCTGAACAGCGAAGTAGCCCGCAATAAAGCTTGCCGCGAAGTGACGACCGACCGCGAAGCGTGGCCCACCGTCCGAATTTACGCCGTTCGCCCGTGGACAAAGGGCAGCGACATTATCCTGAAACCCTACGACCGCTTGATGGTTGAGCCAGAAGGCTTTGCGGAGTTTGGCGACCGCCGCGACATTGAGGAGTGGGGCGAAAGTTTTGACGAGGCGGACGACCCCACGCAGGAGCTAATTGATTATGTCATCAGCCTGGAAACGGCCTAACATCGAACAAAGAGCAACGCCCCGACCGAAGCCGAGGCGTCACGAGAACAGGAGCAAAGAATGAAAAGCACGAGTGAGCATACAACAAAAGCGGCGGACGGTCAAGCGCTGGACGACATTCAAGGTTCGCTTGACAGCATCGACGCATGGGGCGCTACTCAGGTGGGTAATGTACACGACGACTTCCGCGAGGCAGTCGAACATATCTCTACGCTACGCAACATCATCGACCTGCTGCTTGCCGAGCGGAACGGGACGGCGGACACGGCGGACGATTTGCCGTTCGGTGACAGCGTTAAGTCACCGTGTGGCACGTTCACTGGCTACGGCAACGCCGAATGTCCGAAGTGTGGAATGTGCCGCAAGGAAATCCTTGTTCCAACGGGCGACTATCCGCCGCGTCCAGCAGGCGAAGTGGTACGGCGCACGAGTTGGCAAGCGATGTACTGCCCGACGTGTCACACCTACTCGGTGAGTCCGTGCAAACTCGTCTACGTAGGCGACGGCGATTACGACCGCATCGGCAACGACGATTTTCTGCACGATTTGAAAATCTCCGAGGGTCAGTGGAATAAAAACCATCTGTGGGAGAGCGGGCTGGTGATTTCGAAGATGATGAACGTCCCGTTCAAGGTAGGCGACCGCGTGGAAAGTAAATTCCGTCCCTGGAAAGCAGGAACCGTGAAAGAGCTTCACTTGAGCGGTATGCAATGGCTACTCAAGGTTGAATGGGATAACGGCGCAGTTGCCCCTATGCTCGATAGCGAGGACGTGCAATCACTTGTGCCGCCCGTCGCCCCGGCGCAAGCGGACGCGCCAGCGGGCAAGGCGCTGACGAAGGCACAGCGGGAGGCGCTGGATGTTCTGAAGGAGGGCGGCAAGATTATTCTCAATCGGCGCGGCGGACACGACCTGTACGACGCGAGAAACCATCACGTCCGCTGGATTCAAGCGTCAACCGTCAAGGCGCTAGAGGACTACAAGCTTATCAAATTCGGAGTACCTCAAGCGACCCGCACCGTGGAGTACATCTACAATGGCTAACGACACGATAAGCTTTGGGGGGAGCGTAGATGGGGAAAATAACAACGATGATACCGATTAAGAAAGTGGCGAAACTGACCGGCATATCGGTCAACACAATCCGCTATTGGGCGCGTACCGGGCAACTGCGCGAAGCCGTCCGTGACCTGGACGTGCGCGGCTTCGCTTGGTACACCACCGTCCGCTCTGTGGAGGAACGGTACGGCGCGAAACGTCTGGGCCGTCCTCCGAAAATACCTGTTGACAAGAAACTTACTACGCGGTAACATTATGTACATCGACCGAGAACGCGAAACGCCCTGCGAGAACAGGGCGGTCACTCAGAAAGGATTAGGAATTGAGCAACAAAAACAATGATACCTCCACTTTCGTTCCTCGCAAAGACGCCATTATCGCGTGGCACTTTTTACCAGATAATGGCCTGACTGCTAACGATGAAGGAAAACGCCCCGTCGTCGGCAAGACGATGAAAGTCAAGCCGCCGGTTGTGCTGTGCAGTCACGGCTATCACGCCAGCATCAACATCATGGACGCACTCGGTTTTGCACCAGGGGCGATGGTACAGCGGGTCGCCATGTGGGGGGATGTGCAGCGGGGCGGTGATAAGTTGGTCGCCAGTAACCGAACGTGCTTGTCGCTTGTTGACGGGACGCGCACGTTGCACGAGTTCGCCTGTTGGTGCGCCGAAGGCGCGCTTACGAACGAGCGGAATGCAGGACGCGAACCTGACGTGGCCTGCTGGAAGGCAATAGAGGTCAAGCGGTTGTGGCTTGACAGCAAAGCGACTGATAAAGATTTGGCTGCGGCTTGGGATGCGGCTTGGGATGCGGCTAGGGATGCGGCTAGGGGTGCGGCTAGGGATGCGGCTAGGGATGCGGCTTGGGGTGCGGCTAGGGATGCGGCTAGGGATGCGGCTTGGGGTGCGGCTTGGGCTGCGGCTAGGGCTGCGGCTAGGGGTGCGGCTTGGGATGCGGCTAGGGGTGCGGCTTGGGATGCGGCTTGGGATGCGGCTAGGGATGCGCAAGCAAGGCATCTGTCCGCCATGATCGGCAATTTGGGGACAGCTTAACATCGACCGAGAACGCGGAAGGCCCGGTTCGCGCCGGGCCAGGAGAACGAACGTGACGAACGAGCAAAGTATAACACAACTCCTGCGGGACATGAAGATTGACGAGCTTAGCCCGATAGAGGCTATGACCAAGTTGTACGAATTGCAGAGGATGGCGCAAGACCCAACCCCGTGGGGGCCAGTGGTCACGCGGACGGACTGGGACGCGCCGACCAGCATCGTCGAGCCGCCCGTCGCCCCGGCGCAAGCGGACGCGCCAGCGGGCAAGGCGCTGAGCGTTTCCGACAAGCGCTTACTGCAAAAGCTCGTGGACGGTTGGCGGTTAGCGCATCGCCTGTTCAGTGGAAACTACGTCTGCATCGACCCTGGGCATTCAACACACAGCAACGTTGTAGCGAACCGTGTGGATGACCTGCGAGGACGCAATCTTATCAACGCCGATCTCTACATCACGGATAAGGGTCGCGCGGCCCTCGCGGAGGCGAACCGCAATGGCTAACGACACGCCCCGCACCGCCGACGACAGCCCGACGACGGGCGCGGACGTGGGCAGCCCGTTCGAGACAGTCCTTACCGTGCCGAACAGTCAGACCGACGGCACGCAGCACGCGATGGGGCGCGAACCGCTGCCGGGAACGTCCGTTGTGCAGCGTATCCAGCACAGTCTCTACCGTGAGGCGCACGTGTGGAACCTGTACAGCGGCGACCTGTGCCTGCACTTCGACATCAAAGACGCTCGGATTGTTGACCAGATTACGCGCCTGCCCCGTGCCGACCGCGAAGCGCTGGTGGAGCCGAACGGCAGCGTTGACGTGCAGTGGCAGACGACCTACTGCCAGACGGACGGCAACCTGCACCAGATGGTCAAGATTGAACTGATGCTGGACGGCAAGGTACACAAATCGTCTTTCCCCGACTGGCGCGGCGAGGCGGGTAGTCTGCGCATCCTGTCCATGCGGGCGCACGCTGGCGAAGACTTCGTGCTGTCGGTGTTCGGCGGCAACTTACGTAATGCGCCGGAAAAGATGGACGGGGCGGTGTTGGCAGTCGAAACCGCTGCCCGCGAACAAGGGACACCACTGAGCGAACACTTTGAGAAGTTGCCTGCTGGCCCGCTGCAAATCAAACCGAAAGGTATACCAATGGTAGACAGTCCTGCAACGAAACATTGGGTTGAAGACGAGAAGACCCGCAAGGCGTTCTGGGCTGACGCCCACGACATCACCGCCGCCGCCGACATCGAGACGGCGTTCCAAGAGAAGTTTATCCACGACGCGTTGCTCGTGGAACACGTCAAAGACTTCCTCGGCGCACCGGAAGATGGTCTTGAGCGCGTCACCCGCGCCGCTGTCAAAGCTCTGCTGCTTCCGCTCGTCAGCGCCGAACACGGTGTTAGTCCTGCCGATGTCCAGAAAGCGCTTGGCGGGCTGCCGTTCGCCAAGGCGCTGGACGAGTACGGCTATGTCGGCACGGTGTCGAAAGTTAAGCTGTACGCCGCGTTCCCTCGCACCGCCGACGGACAGCCCGCAGACCGCGAAGAACTCGCCTGGGTAACTGTTGCGGAGTGGTACGCGCAAGCGCCAGAAGACCGCTTTGACGCTACCTACAACGGGAAACCTGTCATGCGAGTGCGGCGGGACAACACTTACCCTGACCGCGAACTCTATGTCATTGACCTGGGCGACCACGGCGTAGGGAGTAAAACTCCCGACACACGGCTAGACCTCCGTCCCGTTGGACGCAAAGACGCCCCTGCCGCGCCCGACACGGCTAACGACCCGCCCGAACGCGAACAGGCGGCTCCTAGCCCCGATTTGACGGCTAAAAACGAAAGGACAGACCGAGTGTACAACTACCAACCGCTGGCCGTGTGGCCGACTGACCGGGGCTGCACAATCTACAAGGGTGTCCGCTTCAGCGTGACGCTGTACGCGCCGGATGCGACGTGGGACGATGCCGTGCGACTCATGGAGCAGTTCGTAACGCATCCTGACAACATCCACCCGTCATGCCGCGTCCAGCCCGCCGCTGCGCAGCCGCCAGTGGCTTCCGCCGCGCCGCCCGCGCGTCAGGATGCGCCACCGAGTGCGACTCAACCGCCTGCTGTGCAAAGTGGCGATAAGCCTGCCAAGTCGGAAACAGGTTTCGCTATCGCCCGCAACGTGAACAACGGTAAGCTGAGCTACGCGATTTTCTTCAACCTGAACACCGGCGGCGAGTCAAAGTATCCGCTCAACGTGAGTGGACGGGCCTGCGACCAGCTGGAATTGAAACTTGAGCAAGCGGGCTTCACACCAGAGAAGTGGGAAGCGGGCAAGCGCTACACGCTGGCAGTCAAAGCGACCTGGGTACAGGGCAAGGAAACCGAAGTGGGCAGCGGGAAGTTTTATAAGGACTTCACCGGATTTGAGGTCATCAAGGAAGTAGCAACAGAAAGCGTGCCGCTCTAGCTATGACTAACACACGAACGATTGTCACGAAAGCAGCGGGCGTGACCCATGACGGTCGTCAGAGCATCCTCGCCAAGCTCAAGGGGAACGAACCATGTAGGATAGTGCCGGAGCCGACGAACCCGTATGACAAGAACGCCCTGGCAATCCACGTGGCTACAGCTGATGGCGTGAAACACGTCGGTTTTGTCCCGCGTGACCTCGCCGCGCAAATCGCCCCGTTCCTGGACGGCGAGGCGGTGATGTGCGAAATCATCGAGATTGTCGGCGGTTTCGAACTGTACGACGGCGACACGGCGGCGCTCGGACTGCGCATCAGGATTACGCTGCCGACGCTGGCCGACGAGGTATTCCGCGAGACGCCCGATGATTACGACCTTCCACACGGCGACTACGGAGGGGAGAAGGAATGAACAACCTATACGTGGTAGACGGCGGCCCTTTTGAACACGTGGAAGCCATCGACCCCGAACTTGGCGGGCCGCTGGTGGACGATTACGCGATTGAACTTATCGTGGCCGAAACGTCGGGCAAAGCGAAGTCCGCTCTGTTTCGCCAGCATCGCCGCTACATTGAATACACCGATATTAAGGTTCGACTGCTGGCTCGTAACGTTGACCCTGACCCCTGCGACCCGGAGTATTATTGGATGAACGCTGAAGCTGCGCTGCACCCTACCTCGTTCGATGAAATCCGCTGGCAAGACTGGCTGAACAGCGACAGCAGCGGGCGCGACCCGTTTCCAGAGCCGTCATGAACGACGCATTACCGGAAGGGATTGGCTGCCCCAACTGCGGGCGTGACACGGAGCCGCAGGGCGTTCCCGACGCCGACGGGGGTACCTACTGGCGATTTTCGGACGAACACAACGTATTCAGTGATGGAGTTCTTGTCACCAGCGATAACGCGGCCATGCTAGGCGACCTGTACCACGCCTACCCTGAAATTGACCCGACACAGAAGATTACCGGCGGAGCTTGGGTATCGGATGACACCCTTGTGTTTTGGGCGGGCGTTGATTTACGTCCAGCTATTCGAGAATGGGTAGACCGACATTATCCGAATCAGAGGGAGCAATGATGACTTCCCTCGCGCCCGCCCGCAACGTGAACCGGCACTCGCCGTCATTCTGGATGCTGCTGCTCATGGCGTTCACCTTGCCGCCGCGCTGCCCGGTGTGTCACGGCGGCAAGGTGCTGTACCAGGGCGAGACGCCTGCCGGGACGTTGTTCCAATGCTGCAACAAGTACTGCGCACTGTACCGGAGTGAGTGGGAAGGGTTTTTCGACTTCGAGGCAATTAAGGACTTGTGGCCCGATGAACAAGACGCCTGACCTCGTGCCCGCCCGCGCCAAGCGCCGCCTGTCCGTCCACGCGCTGGAGCGCTAGACGCACGAGCGCCACGTCGAAGGGGTTACACGTGGCGCTCGGCTTGCGGTTATCGAGAGCATACATGAACAGGGTACACCTGAAGGGGTGAAAATGTCAACAGACTGGACGACAGAACCGGCGGGCGCGGCGCTCGACCGGCACATAGCTGAACTGCTCGGCTGGACGGACGTTAAGGAAATGGGTGAAGGGTTGGTTGGTACGCGACCAGATGGAACGACGTGGATGCTTGTGCCACGCTACAGCGCCGACTTGAGAGACACCCTGACACTGCCGCTGCGCAATGAGGCGAAGCTCGAAATTACCATCTACGGCGATGGTAGCGTGGGCGTTGACCTGACGCCAAACAGCGGCGGGCGCTACCACGAGGGAGCAGACGACGTGACGGGTCTGGCGCTGGCCGCGTGCCGCGCCTGGGAGCGCTGGTACGTGGCGCGGCAGGTGGCGACGTGAATGACTATCTCGCAGTCATGAAAGCCGACGCAATCCCGGCGGCGTGGTCGAATCTGTGGTTCACGAAAAAACTGACGCTCGCCAAAGACACCGTTACCAATCGACATGGGTATCCTGTTCACCTACCGCGCGGCACGTACACTTATCTGCGCTTTCTCACTGAGGCTACGCTCTACGACGAACAGCCCGGCGCGGTGGTCATGGAGGATACGCCGTTCGAACTGCGGACGCACTTGGGCTTTGTCATGCAGGCCAGCGGGAGCGTGCTGGTGGCGGGCCTGGGCCTGGGCTGCGTGGTACGCGGGCTGCTGGCTAACCAGAACGTAGAGCATGTGACGTGCATCGAGAACTCACCTGACGTGCTGAAACTGGTCGGGCCGTTCATGCCGACGGAGCGATTGACCATCATTGAGGCCGACGCCTTGACGTGGACGGCGCAAAACCGGCAGCGGTTCGATTGCGGCTGGTACGACCTGTGGACGAACCCCGACAAGAACGAGCCGCACCTGGATATCTGGCACGGGCAGTTGTTCACCAATTGCCGCAAGACCGTCAAGCGGCAGGGCGCGTGGGCGTTCCGGCGGGATATGAAGCGCTATCTTGTTGAGCATGGCATTCAGTGGATTGGTTGACGTTGCCAACGGCGGCTAAAAATGTTAGAATGAAGCCTATCTTCTACGCCTGACATGGAAAAACCCGCTGGCGCGGGCTTCCACTATCTGGCTACGCTGTAAAGGAGCGTATCATGTTCAATTCTACCCCATACCGACCCAAAAGAAAACCCTACATCTGTCCGAACTGTGGCGGGCGTCTCATCGTGCCGAACGACGACGACGGGCGACCGAGCGCTGACTTGTGGTTCTGCCCCGATTGCTCGTCTACGTGGCACGACGATGAGATTACGGAATTTAGGCGCGAGAACGTGCCGCCGCCGAGCAAGCGCCCGACGCAAGCGAAGCTGTGGTAGCGCGATGAGCGAAGATGAGGTAAGATCACACCTATCCTATAAACAAAGCGGCCCGAACGCCTGACACGTTCGAGCGCACCGCTTTGTAGCGTCAGAGGAGGACGCAACAATGAACAGTTTACCACGTTCGGATTCTATCGGCAAATTAAACTTTATTAATGGCGGCGTGCTGTGAGCGAAGTCGATCCGCTAGTTGCGAGATTCCTCAACTGGGAGCAGTCGTCACGGGACACCATCGACTTCAAAAAAGCCTACATTGATATGGCGGGCGACTTAATCGCCGGTCTGGTGCTGAGTCAGATCGTCTATTGGCATCTGCCGGGACGAAACGGCGTAACGAAATTGTCCGTCAGCCATGACGGGGAACTATGGATCGCCAAAAAACGCACCGAGTGGTGGAACGAAATCAGAGTTACGCCAAAGCAACTTGACCGCGCTCTGATTATTCTAGAAAAGAAGCAGTTGATCATCACGGCGTTGTACCATTTCGGAAGCAAGCCGACTAAGCATATTCGCATCAATTGGTCTGGGTTTTTACCGTTATTTGACCAGTTCTCAATTTCCCCAAAGGTCAAAATGGGAAGCGCTTCTAATTTCCCCAAAGGTCAAAATGCAATTTCCCCAAAGGGTAAAATACTATATACAGAGAGCACTAGCATAGACTACTCTCTTCCCGCAACCGCTAACGCGGAGCGGGTTGACGAACCGCCAAAGCGCAAGCCCCAACCGCAAGCCGAACTGCTCGACGCCTGGATTGCAACCATTGGCAAAGAAACACTCCCGCCCGGTTTTGCTTACGGCTCGTACATGCGCTTCACGTCCAAGCTCGTTCACGACGGCGTTACGCCTGCCTCTCTGACCCTGGCAGCTAGTCTTTACCACACATGGGGTGCGTCCCATCCGGGCCGGTTTACGCCCGCCTGGGGCGTCGATGCGGTGACAGCCAACGTGACGGCGGCGCTCACCCTGGCCGCCAGCGGCGTGACGGCGGACGATGTGGCGCGGTTTGTCAAAGCAAAGCTGGCCGAGACGGACAAAAACGGAACGCGGTTCTGGGCAGGCAAGATGGTTCCCTTCTCGCACGTCGCATCGAACATCGGCGTGTGGTTAGCCGAGCATCCCGCTGCGCCACCGCTTGACCCAAGCAAGCCTCGCACATGGTTCGATGAGAATACGAGTTTTTGGTATCGAGAGACAAACGGCGTGCGCGAACAGCGCGACCCGAACACCGCCGAATGGAGGCCGATGTGATTAATCTGGCGACCGACCCTCTGACGCAAGCCTTTGCCTACGAAAAGCGCGGGCTATCGGTCATTCCCTTGCAGCCGCACGACAAGCGACCCAACGCCGCACTGCTGCCTAAATCCCCCGACGGGCAGGCAACCTGGATACCCTACCAGACGCAGCGGGCTGACAGCGACCAGATACTCACCTGGTGGGCCGACTGTCCGCAAGGCAACGTGGGCCTCGTCACCGGGCGCGTGTCGGGCGTAGTCGTCCTGGACGTGGATAGCGCCGAAGGGTTGAAGGCGGTGGAGGAACGCGGCGGCGTGCCACAAACGCCGACTGGCTCGACTGGCAAAGGGCAGCACATTTACTTCAAGCATCCCGGATTTGAGGTTCATAACTTCGCCGGAAAGTTGCCCGGTCTGGACTTTCGCGGCGATGGTGGTTATGTGGTTGCCCCACCGTCAATCCATCCCTCCGGTGCGTCCTATGCCTGGAAAGTGTCATTTGAGGAAGCGGAGCCGGTGGACGCCCCGGACTGGTTGCTTAAACTGCTCAAGCCGGAGCCAGTCGTCGTGCCGCCGCGCCCGCTGCTCACTCTGTCCAGCGGACGCCTGACGCGGGCAACTATCGACAACACCATCGCCAAACTGCGAACAGCCTCCGAAGGGCAGCGCAACAATGAACTGAACAAAGCGGCCTTCATCCTCGGCAAGTTGGTCGGCGCGGGTAATCTTGACGCGGGCGAAGCGGAGGACGTGCTGACCGCCGAGGGGCGCGGCCTGGGCCTGACTGACCACGAGATTGACCTGACCGTGCGCAGCGGCCTGGAAAAAGGACGGGCGCAGCCGTTCGCGCCGGAAGTGGTTCGTTCACCAGCGCCCCGACCTACCGTAACCGTCGTGAAACCGGAGGAGGACTTGATTGGTATGTCCGACGTGGCAGCAACGGCAAAAGGGACAGCGGAAGCGTGGGCGCAAACGCCAAAGGCTATTCGAGGCTATCAGACTGGCGTGCAGGAGTTGGATGAAGCGACCGGCGGCTTTCTGTCCAACGACCTGCTGATGGTTCTGGGGCGGACGGGCGCGGGCAAGTCCACGCTGGCAATGCAGTTCTCTATTGAGTTCGCCAAGCAAGCGCCGGTACTCGTGTTCACCACCGAAATGACGCCGGAATGGTACACGCATCGCATCGTTAGCTACATGCAGGGCATTAACGCCCGCGACATTTTCACGGGACAGGCGGGCGCGGGCATTTTCAAGCATTATGACGCCGCCGGAAAAATGCCTATCACTTTCTACAAGCACGACTCGCCCGACCCCGACAAAATCCGACGCACGGGCGAACTGTTCAAGGGACGCGGCGGCAAAATCATGATTGTCGATTCCTTGCAAAACGTGTCGCAAGGCGGCATGGGCACATATCCCGGCACGGTTGCTATCTGTGACGCTCTGCGCTACTGCGTGCGGGACGTGGGTCTGTTCGTCGTGGCAACCTGTCAGGCCAATCGCGGCCCGTCCGACCGCGCCGACAAAGAGCCGCTGATTTCCGATGCACAGGGCGGCGGCGTGATTGAACAGAACGCCACGCGGTTCCTGACTGTCTATCGCCCTGGCTACGACCTGGAAACGCGGCAAGTCAAGCCAAAGGCGGGCGACGAACCGATTGACCCGAACCTCGCCTACCTGACCCTGGTCAAAGACCGCTGGTTCGGCGCGCAGGGCAAGCGCATCGAAACGTTCTATTCGCCGGGGCGCGGTTTCCAGAAAGTGACGCACACGCGCATCGACATCGGTTCGGTCTGGCAGGAGAATGACCATGAATGACTTGTTCGGAGATAACGACCCGCTCTATACGCAGGAGTTACTTGACGACCTGCACGCCACGATTACCGCCGTTGTGGAAACGCCACCGGGCGTCTGGGAGGCGCTGCCCGAACCGCCCGATTGGGACGAAAGCGAGGCGGCAAAGTGACCCTGCTACCCGACGACTATACGCCGCCCGACTTCGCCCTGCTGCCGCCCGACCCGTGCGCTGTGACCGTCGGTTCGACCGTTCGTGACGTGCGGCGGGCGCTCGGTATGACGCAGAAGGAACTCGCCGCCCGCGCTGGCGTGACCTTTGCCGACGTGAGCCAATTGGAGAACAACCGCTCACAGCCCGGCACGCTCGTTCGCTGGCGGATTATCGTGGCGCTGCTGCCCGACGACGACGCGCTGTCCGGCGCGGCGCGGAAGGAGCGGCGGGCGTGAGCGCGTACACGGTTGGCTTACCTTTCGCAGGTCAGGATGGAATCGGTTTGGCTTTTCGTCAAGCGGGCTTTACCCCCCGCTGGCATGTTGAAATTAATCCTTTTCGCCGGGACGTGATCGCGTTGCGCAACCCACGCAGCGACATATTTGAGGACATAAACGATGTCGGACGACACAATCTCAAATCAGTTACGGTTATGGCCGGAGGATGGCCTTGCACGCCCGTCAGCGGAGCCGGAAAGCGACGCGGTACAGCCGATCCGCGCTGGCTCTGGCACCAGTTCGCCCGTGTTATTGGCGAACTTCGACCCCGAATCGTGTTCCTGGAAAACGCCGACGAAATCTGCGCCCCTATTCGAGACGGAGGACGGATCGTTGCTGCCGCTCCCGCCGTCGGAGTCGTTGCTGACCTTACCGCGTTGGGGTACGACTGTTCATGGGGCGTTGTACCAGCTTCCGCCGTCGGCGCTCCCCATGAGCGTAAACGGTGGTGGTGCGTGGCTCACACCGATAGCTACTCATGCACGGCAGGGGGTCAACAGTACGAACAACGCGGGCCGTCCGTTGCTTCCGATGCAGATGGGGAAATACCCGACGCCGACCAGTTCCGATGGGGACGGCAGTTGCCGCCTGCCGTCCCCATCCAGAGTGGTATTCACCAGTCTGGGGATGCCGCGTTATCGGGCGGCGAACGGTCAGCAGAGCTTCATGCGTCTTCAGGTGTCGCCCTGGGCGACACCTCGCGCTACCGATTACAAGCGGACGATTGGCGGCGACAAGGCGGAACTTCGCCGGAAATCACCCGCGTTGCCTACGCAAATTCGCTACGCTACGCCGAACGCACGGGATTACAAGGGGCAGACGGCCCGCAGTTGGCAGCATCAACGTTCACTTCCGAACGATCTGGTGGCGAACAAATCCTCCCGGCGCGAAAATCCGACGTGGGCCGAAAGTGCTTTGATGGGCTTTCCGGTCAATTGGAGCGACTTGCGCGTGAGCAATACTGGGCTGCACCGCTTGGGGAGCGACCCCATCCTTACGAGCCTGCGCGCTTTACTGATGACACATATCACTGGAAGGATCGTATTGAAGCGATTGGCGATTCGGTATGTGTTCCTCTGGTACGGGCTTTTGCGGAGTCGATACGGGCGGCGTTGGAAGCGGAATAAGCGCGTGCTTCATCAGGTGACGCCGTGACCCTGTGCGCGTTCTGCCACGTCCGGCCCGTGCGCTACTCGGAGCGCTATCACCGCGAGACGAAATATTGTTCCCTGCGCTGTCTGAAGGCGATGGTTCGCCAGGGCCAGCGGGAACGCCGGACGGTCGCGGCTGCCGTGCGCAAGTTCTGCGCGCCGTGCGGTCAGTGGTTCGAGTACACGCCCATCCACGGTCATCGGCGGAAATATTGCTCGAAAGCCTGCTCGCGGCGGGCGTGGCTGTGGCAGTCGGCGCTGCGCCACCTGCGGGAGCGCGGCACCTGTGACGAGTGCGGCAAGCCGCTCCCCGAACGCTTCCACGGCGGACGGCGGCGGCGCTTCTGTTCGCGGTACTGCTCCAACCGCTACGGCAGTCGGCAGTACAAGGCGCGGCGGCTAGAGCGCATTATTCACGGCACGCAAAACGTTTCAATTTCAACGAAAGCGAGGTAAAGGTATGGACATCGAACAAGCGCCTTCTACGGGCGAATTGAACACGTGGACGCTAGAGGACGAGGCGGCGCTTGTGGCGTGTGAGGCGCGTATTGCCGACGGGATGCTAGAGATGTGGCGCGGCTTGCGGGAGATCAACGAGCGCGGCCTGTACCGCAAGTGCGGCACGTTTGAGCAGTACTGTGTACAGCGCTGGCACTTCCACGACAAGCGGGCTTATCAACTCATGGACGCCGCCGACCTCGTGGACGAAATCTCTACCACTGGTATACATTTACCTTCCGAACGGGTGGCCCGCGAACTACTGAAGGTGGAACCAGAGCGGCGCTTGCCGGTGCTGCTGGCGGCGCAATCGGCGTCGGGCGGCAAGCTGACCAGCGGCTATATCAGGTCGGCGGCGAAGGTGGACGAGCAGAAGCAGGCCACAAAGGGTTACGTGGACATCGGCAACGGAACCATGACGGCCACCGATGCCGCTATCAACCAGGAGGAAACCGAACGGGCACTCCGGCAGCGCCAGCACATCACCGACGGCTACGGCGATGACACCTGCGTTAAGCTTGGCGCGTTCACCGTTTGCGAGACGGCCAACAACGACGGACTGTGTTACGTCACGCTGCGGGTGAGCGTGGAAGTGCTGAACCAACTCAAGGAAGGGCAAACGGGCAGCGGCGTGATTTACCTGAAGGCGGTGACACCGTGAGCGATGCCTTTAAGGACTTTTTTAACTCACTTCCCAATGACGATAGGGAAGAAAACGAAGCAGGCGACTTGAGCCGAACCGACTATACCGACGACTTCAAACTCTACATGGTCGATGCACCAGACGTTCGAGTTGAGAGTGATCAGGGCGAATGGGGATCGTATTTCGAGTTTACGGTTAACTACGAGGGTGAGGAGTTGCATTGTCGATATATGTTCTCGGATTCTGAACGGTCGCATTGGACGCGCTTTAAAGAATTTTTATTTCGTCAGGTGGCGCGGGATTTTCTGGCCTATACCGGAAAATGGACGCGCCGACGAGATTTCCAGATTGCCGAGGACACCGCCACGCGATTGGTAGATGATTTCACGGCAATGATAGGAATGCCGGACGACGGAATGTTCACGGTGGGGTATTACGTGAGCGGCATTGAAGCTTACTATGCACAACGGCAAGATAAGTGGTATCTTGAGATGGCGCAATCCCTTTTGAAAAAAGTGGTTCCAGTTGTCAATCCGCACGTAGCCGACATGCTAGACTACGACCCGGAGCGTATCGACCGCTTCTATGACACCGTTCTTAGATTGATATGCGGAGAGTATAAGCCGTGATAGAGACGCTGTTCTGGTGGGCGCTGCGCGTGCGCTGGCTGGTCGTGTCCCCGCGCACGCGCCTTGCGGACATCATTGCCATCGCCGGGCGGCTGAGCCTGTCGCGGTTCGGCTCGGTGGAACGGGGCGCGCAGATGTACGACGCGCTCGAAATCATGGCCGACGTGTGGGGAGTGGAGCGATGAGAAAAAAACGAGAGCCTTCCGAACTGGAAGCGGCATTCATGGCGTGGTGGGATATATTCGCGCCGCCCGACGCGCCGCCCTACGAGCGCGAATATCAGTTTGCGCTACCGGCCCGCGAATGGATTGCTGACTTCGCATGGAAGACTGAAAAGCTGATGGTCGAACTTGACGGCGGCACGCTGTCCAAGGGGAGGCATGTTCGGGGCTACGGGTTTGAAGGAGACGCCTTCAAGGGAAATTATGCGGTGCTGCACGGTTGGCGCGTGCTACACTACACCAGCAATATGCTCCATAGTGACCCTATCGCCGTGATTGAGCAGGTCTGTCGGGCGCTCGGCGTGAAGATGGCGGAGGTGCAGTCGTGATGGTCAATCTGTGCGCGGGCGTTCTCGTCTGCGCGGCGCTTGTGATTATCGTTGTCACCGCGCAAGACCGCTGGCGCGAGTGGCGCTGGAAGCGGGCGAAACATGCCAAGTAAACACACATTCACCGCTGAACACTGCTACCCGTGCAAGTACTGGCGACAGACGTTGTGGAAGTCGGGGCTGCACCCGGTTTACCAGCGCTTCTGCCAGCACCCGTCGCAGCTAGACAGCAGCAGCCGCTTCCGCCCCGACGAAGGGCGGTTCATTAGCGACAGCAGCGACGAACGCCCTGACTGGTGTCCACTGAGGGGCAACCCACGCGCCGAACAGGAGGCCATGAACGATGCCGACTAACCCCGACGACCAACCGCCGTTCAACCTGCCCGCGCTTGAGGCGCTGTACCGGGCGGCGAAAATTCAATATGACAACGACGGCGTTATCTGGTCAACGAGCGCCCGCGACCTGCTGGCAGCGCTGCCCACGTTCTTCGTGGCGTTCCGCGCCATGCAAGCGACCGACCACGGCGTGAACCCGTCGTGGCAGGGCAACGTGAGCGACCATGATTGACGTAGAACGGCAGTTCGGTTAGACTAGAGGCTATGCCAACCTGGATTATTGTTCTACTCGCGGTGATGGTTTTCCTATCGTCGGCAACCGGCCCGACGGCGCTGCTGCTTCAATTTGTCGGGACGCGCCGCGAACACCGCAAGTCACAGGACACTCTCAACGAAAAAAAGACCGACGCCCAAACAAAAGAACAGGACAACCGCGACGCGCTGGCAGCGGCGGAAGCGGCAGCGGCCACGGAAGAACGCAAGACGCAGGCGGCCCTCATCGAAAAACTGCTGACGATGTTCGCCACGGAGATTGAAGAACAGAAGAACGTCGCCAAAGCCATCGACGCCTCGACTACCGAGCAGAAGATTGGACACGGCATCGAGGCTGACCGACTGGCCTCGCACGACAAAGAGGCGGCGGCGTGGCGCACGAGCATTCAGGACCAGACGACCGCTGTGGTGGGCTTTCAGGCGGCGCTGGCCGTGACCAGTCAAACCGTCCTGCAAGGAGTGGTGCAGGCGAAAGAGGCCATGATAGAGGCGGTGGCGGGGAAGGTGGATGAGATGGGAAACAGCATTAACGCTCAATTGGAAAAAAGTTTATCGGAGACGAAAGAGAGCGTTGTCGTTATTCAGGGCTTGCTGGAAGAACTGATTGTCACCATCCGTAATACCGTGCTGCCCGTCCCCGACCAGTACAAAGACTTGCGCGAACTGACCGAGCGCGTGGAGAAGTCGCTCGATACGGCCAATGGGCAGTTGAAGCTTTCCAACCAGCAACTTAGCCGTGTCTTGAACGCGCTGGCTCAGGACGCCGCCGGTGGCGACACGCCGCAAACGGACGCCGCTAATGACGCCAACAAGAAGGATGACCGTGACGCCGCTGCACCGAGCGACAAGCCGTGACCGCGCCGCGCCGCCGCTCGGAGAACCTCGCGTGCGCGTTCGTGCTGTTCTGTGCGTTCTGGATTGCGGCGGGGTTCGTTGCGTGGCTGTTTTTACGGGGAGGCTGAAATCGTGAACTTTACATTCTGGGGCTGGATTGTGCTGTGTTTGTTCTTGCTGGTGTTCGCACTGCAACCGCTGATTGCCCTGTCCTTCAAGGACATCGACATCGTGACAGCGGTGCTGGCGGCGGTCGCTGGTATCTTCCTGGGCATCGGCCTCATCAAGCGCCAGCACGCTTTTTAGGGGCAAACAGGGGCATAGGCGGCGCGATGCGGTAGTGGGACGGCTCGTTAGCCGTTTGTAGGGCTAGGAACCGTCTCCAATCAAGCCTAACTGCTTCGGGTTGATCTTCAGCTTGGCGACACAGACGGCGGTCAGGATACCGATATGGTAGCGCCCGACGTTATCGCGGCCCTCGATGAAGCGGAGAATTTGCACGCCCTGTGACCGACTGAGCGCGGCGGCGTCCCGACCCCAGGCTTTCTTGACGGTATCTGTGACCCGTAGCCCCTGCTGCTGGCAATACTGCCGGATGGTCATATAGTCAGCGTCTACCAGCTTATCCTTGATGTCCTGGATTTCATTGGCGAGAGCCGGTATAGCGGCTCGTTCCGATTCCAGTGCTGCCACGCGCCGTTCAATTTCAACGGCGAACTGCGCTTGAGCGAGGATGAGTTCGGATTGTGTCATCGGCTTAGGGGCTATCGCTTTGTCTAGAACTTCACCGACCCATTCCTGAAAAGCGATTACGCTTTCGGTAGCCTGTGACCGGAAGCCGATATAGGCAATGAGCGTCATATCGTAGTGTTCGATTTCGCGCGTTTTGCCATCCTCGGCAAGTATAAGGAACTTCTTTATACTTCGTTCCGCCTTGTCGCCGCGCTGTTCCCTGAAGTTTTTGACCTGTTGCCCGACAGCCTGAACAGTAACGCGCAAGGTATCAGCTATCTGACGCTGTGATCCCCACATGCGTTTTTCGTCCAAGTCAGCGCGAAATGGTATGCCGATGTCCGATCCGTCTGGTCGATAAACGACGATGGAAAGGTTGTCTGCTGGTTGGTTCTGGGGTACGATTGATCGACTGCTCATAGGGATACCTCCTAGTGAGCGAAACGGGCCGACGTTCTAGCGCCGACCGAAAACGATGCCAGAGAGTATACCTCACTGGTACGTGGAATCAAAAACGAGCCGCCGTGATCCCATAGCAGGATCACGGCGGCTCGTTGTATATAGGATGGTTGGTTATTCCTCCGGCTCGACCACGCCGAAGCGCACGACGTAGGCAGCATACGCCTCCTCGTTGCCACGGGCGTAGGCGCGGCACACGGAAAGCGCCAGCGCTTCCGACGGCACGCGAAAGATGTGGTACTGGCACTCGACAAGGTACTCGCCCGCATCGGTCAAGTAGACCGACGGGAACGGCGCCGGCACGATGTGGCACGGCTCAAGGCGGTCGGCGGTGAGCGAGTAGACGGCGGTCGTGTCAGGCTTCATAGCTTACCCTCAATGCTCTCCACTTCGCGCCAGAACGCATCCTCGCGTGCGTTCCAATGTTCGTGGCGGTCGTCGCCAGTCGCTTCCGGCAACGGAACGGACTGGATAAGCCGGTCGCGGACTTCGATCCACCGCCGCGATTTTACAAAGAAGAATCGGCAGTGGATAAGTGCGGCTCTGCGAAGTGCGTTCTTCTCGTGGGCGATAAAGGTTATCATGGTTGTGTTCCTTCTCCGCGTTGTGACCATGCGCGGCCCGGTATAGTGCGGTCTAGCCCTCGTCTGGTGCAGGCGGCTCGTAAGTTTCGAGCCAGCCCCATCCGAAATCTTCTTTGGCTTGGCGCTGGTCGTCCGGTTCCGCCTGCCGATAGTCCTCATAGGCTTCCGGCGTATAGGCGATGAAATGATCCCAGGCATCTTCGCTGTTCGGGTAATCGGTCATGCCGTACTCATGGCCTGCTTTGTTAAAGTCGTACACGGGTTCAGTCCTTTCGGTGATATAGGTCGGTTACGTCGTGTGAGCAGATACCTGCTCCGGGTGCAGGGTGATCCAGGCGATTTGTTCGTCTGGGCTGAGCGTCTCGAAATCCACCTCCTCGCTATAGCTAACTACTTTCTGTCGCCGCCTGGTCGCTGGCTTGTCCAGCCGCCGGTACAGGTCCAGATTCTCGCGCTCAAGCCGCGCCACGTCCGCCCGAAGTTCGGCCACGATGCGGCGAGCATAGGCACGGTCGGCGTCACGGGCGGACTGAATGTCCATGACCATCTCGGTCAGTTGCGGGCGCGTCAGGGCGTCAAGATAGGCGCGGGTCATGGCATCCTCTGTTCTTCGAGATATTCAGCGTAGCCGTCCGGCTCACAGCAGGTATGCGGGTACGGCCTTCGATTATCCCCCCGACGTTGCGCTTGACCAGGGCTGTGTGTCCGCAGGCGAGGGAGCCGTCCCATCGGACGCGCCCGGTCGGGCCGATGCTGTGGTTCGGCGTGCGCTGGTCAAGGTCGGTAATGATTTGCATCACGTAGTTGTTAGTTCCTTCGTTCTCGTTCCGTTCGTGGGCGAGTGCCGACCGAGCGCCGGTCGGCGGGCGCTAGTCCTTAGCTTGCGTCTCGGAGGAGTTTTCTCAGGTCGTCAATGTGGCGATAGACTCGCCGCTGTCAATGCAACCTTGCTGCGTGATAATCCACCACGTATCAGGGCGGATTTCCTCTATCCAGCCCTCCTGGACCATGATATTGACCGTTCCCTGATGACCATCGGCCAATCTCGCTGTCCAGAATAATGCCACTGGTGAAGTAGTCGCGGCGTATATAGGCGCGGCCATGACATGCAGTGCGCGGCGTAAGGTTATTTCTTCCTACTCCGGTATAGAATAGTAGCGGCGGTCATCGGCGTAGTACAGCCTGACGCCGCGCCGGGTCAGGACGGTCGGGAAGGGCAGGTAGAACATAGGTCAATCCTCCAATGGTATAGGGAGAACAAACGGACACGTGCACGCCGCGCGCTCGATGCGCGGTGCCGGGCCGGGTCCCGTCGTGCGGTATAGGCTAATAAAGCCCGATGTCGAGGTTTTGTATGCGGCGGTCGGATAACCGGCAGAATGTGCCGACAAAATCCGCTTGCAGAACCGCATCATTAGTCGGCTGATAACGGTCAACCTCATTACGCGGCGTGTGCTTTGGGATGTCCAGCGCCCACAGCAGCAGCGGCCCGCCCTCGTAACCAGGCGCGAAAGCGATAGAGCCGCACACAGCCAGCGCAGCGGCGAAATGATACACCTCAGACGCGGCCATGCGGTTCATCGTGCGGGATATTTCATGCTCCAGGCGATTCTCAGTTTCCACGGTAGTTAATCCTTCCTCATCTGGTGTTGATAGGTATAGAGCCAGCGGCGATAGGTCATCTTTTGCGGGTAACGGATACCGAGCGCGGTATAGGCGCGCGGTGCCAGGACAATCATGCGGTCGGAACGTTCGATGAGGTATCCCGCGATAATCATCTTTCGGATAACATCAACGTTCAACGGTTGCAAGCGGTCATCTTCAATTTTCACGTCGCTCACATTCCACACGCGCGTACCGCTGTACATAGCTTGCAGCACGAACAACGCGCCGTGCTCCTGCTCATAGCGCTTGATGCGGCGTGTTTCGTCGGCAAACTTACGGGCAGCGTCAAATTTATTCATGGTATAGACACTCCTGGATATAAGGCTTTATTGCACGGGTAAACCGGTAACGTGTGTTACCGATTCACGGGAGCAATCAAACCATAAACGGGTGTAAATTGTGGCAAGTGTCGAGGTACGATTGCCAGTAGGATTCAATGAGCGCGGTATTAGATGGCGACGCGCTGTAATAGTCGGGCTGCCCATTGGCGTATTCAATCCAATCGGCATAGTCCGTAACTGCCTGTACAAAGGCTTTATAGGCAGCGTCAGTTAAGGCAGCGGCACCGAGATAGAGCGGCGCTTGTTTGTACTGGTAGAGGTAGGCTTGATAACGCGCCCAAAACTCTAGTTCGGACAATTCACGCTTGAGAATGTCCAATGAGGCAGCGTTAAGGCCACCGCGCCGCTGCGCCTTAACGTGTGCGCGCATACGGACTACTTTCCAGGCAGCATCTAGCGCAAACGATTCCGCGCTGGATTGCGCTTTCGCTTGCAAGCGCTCAATTTCAGTCTCGGTGAGTAGGCTATAGTCGGTATTCACGGCGGTCAATCCTTGCGCGCAGCGGCGCTATAGGTGAGGTAACGACGAAAGCAGTAGTCCGAATGAATGACGTAACCGCGATTCCATACGGCGTCCCGATATTCCATTCGGGCGAGTATCATTTCTTGTCCCTGGAGCATCATTTCGAATGTTTCCAGATTCGTATCGCCCATAGCGCGGCGCGCGGCTAGCTCCTGCTGCGCAACACGAACGTTAATCTGCTGCTGGCGTATCTTTTCCTGCTGCGCTGCCCATAGTTCAAAGTCATAGCCGACCATGGTGATAAATCCTCTCGTGGTAACTTTGCACAAAGGCAGCGAGTCAATCCTCATTGACTCGCCGTCTATGGGTTTAGTCGCCAGATGGCAGTAGTTCGCCGTCAAGCCGATAGAACAATTCGCGCATAGTAGCGCTCAGGTTACGCCGCACTGCCTGAATTTTCCATGTGAGCGTGTTGGGCTGAACAGCGTAATTGTCCACATTGGACAGCTTGTTTAGCGCTGCGCCGTAACTTTCGCGCATACTGAGCAGCAGCGCCGTTGAATAGCTGGTGTAATTGATGTGCATTTAGCCCTCAATGAAATTGAAATAGCTTTTGCGGGCAGCGTTAAGCGCTTTTGGCGTGTAATTTCGCAAGAGAACTTGTCCGATTTCTTGCCGCGTTGATTCGCATACTTTGCCGCCATAGTACTGGCGTATCATGCCATAGGCCCGCTTGTATTCATCCTTTAGACTGTACATGTGGTAAATCCTTTACGTGTGCTTTAACCGGGAACCGCTGCCCTAATTCCGCTTAGGGCAGCTATCCAGGTTAGAACAGGCTCAATTGCTGCTGTGCGGGCACGCTGGCTAGCTGCTGGTTAATCCGCGCAACCGCCATAATCGAGTGCATGTAATAGCTGTACGAGCGCATATCCCGCGTCGCGTCATACGTGGCGCGGTAGTGTTCGGCGCGGGCATAGTGCCAGGACATCAGCGATAACAGCCGTTCGTGCGGGTTTGCCGCTGGCGTGTTGTCTACAATTGGTTGACTTTTCTTGCCGAATAGACTTCGTAAGCTGAACATGGTACAATCCTCCGTGGTAGAACATTTTGCTTTCTGTGGTGCATAAGCGCTTAGACCTTGACCGTCTAGGCGCTTTGCTTTGTGAGGCGATAGAATTGCAAGCCGCTGATCACGACAACGGAAAGCGTAAAGCCGTGCTTTTCAACAAGCTTCTTTGCGCAGTTGTACGCGCTGATGCTGTCAAAACGAAGGTCAATTTGTTGTGTCATGGTTGGTTATCCTATTCATTCCTTGCGAATTTTCCGTGATACTTCAATGCCGCTTCTACATACGCGGCGTGTGCTTCTTCGGGAGTGTTGAAGTTTCCTAAATGGATAACCTTGCGATTAACGCATATCTGCGCTTTCCATTTGTTGTTATCGCGCGTCACTCCCTTAAATCCCGATGTGTTGTCAACATGCTTTCGGCTGTTGTGCGAATTCTCGGAACTGGTGGCTAACCGTAGATTTTCGCGCCGATTGTCTAACCCGTTCCGGTTGATGTGGTCAACGAATTCTTGTGTACCGAGTTGGCGACCTATCATCCTTGACATTATCAACCGATGGAGAAGAACGGTTTGCTGCTTTCCATTAATCCGTGGAGTACTGCGAATTACATACACTGTTGTCGCATCTTCACGGGAATGCCATTTGTGAAGCGCCAACTCTCTATCATCATCGTCAATCAAAGCTGTGTAGCCCCTTGTGAGCGTGATTTCTACTGTCATTTATTGCCCTTTTGATTAAAGCGACAATGGGATAGCGAACAAAACAACGGTTCGCTATCCTATGTTGTTTCAATCCAGCGGTTAACCGTTCGTGCTAGTTAATCGCTGGTTATCTTCATTTAATCCGTCAAAAACGCTTTTATCGTGCAGTGTTACGTTAACTGCTGGTCGCCGCTTGTTTGTTCGCTTTCGCGCCTTTGGAGCCGGTCACTCCCGTTCATCCCGCCGTGGTTCGTTCGTCGGGGCTGTTGTTTTCCTTCACTGTCATAAGAATAATCCATAATGATAATCTTGTCAATACCCCAATTTGTAAATTGCTAAAACTCGTGTTTGACAATCTGACAATCTCGGATTAGAGTTAAAAACAGGAGGAAGTAAAACCTATGCCTGAAAAACTCAAGCGGGTTACATTCCTGATTGACGAAAGTACCTATGAGGCACTACGTCAACAGGCTTTTAACCAGCATCGAAAAATGTCCGAAGTCATCCGAGACGGATTGACTACAATGCTTAGCACGCCAGTAGAACAGCCTAAGCGAGGAGGCAACCACCATTGGCCTAGCAAGCCTGTTGTAGGTGCTGCTGCCGATACCCCCTATGCGCCGCTGCCCGATGAAAGCGCCTAGCACGTTGCGCTGTACTGCGCGATGCGCCATAATCGCGGCCAACGATAAGCGAGGGGACTATGGCACGTAGAACAAGCGCAACACGCGGCAAGCGCGGAAGCACAAGCGCGGGAAGCTCTAGCGCGGTGCCGTCGGTGCGTAGCGCTGCCGATGCGCCCGTGCGTAGCGCTGCGCGTAGGGCAAGCGCGGATAGTGTACAAAGTACCCAAAGCAGTGAACCCGACGAAAGTAAGCGAACTGGAAAACGTGCCAGCCCGCGCGCTTGGACAAGCCAGGAAAAGCTTAACGCCGTGGTTGCCATGCTTCACGCTGGTCGGGAGCATCCTCTCAGTGAGGACGGCCTAAACGCAGCGCGCGCTGTCCTTAATGCCGATGTCGCCACTGGCACACTGGCACGCTGGCACGACGAACTGCACGACGAAGCACGCGCCATTGTGCCTAAGCCTACTGTGAGCATTGAGCACGCCCAACAAGCCGCACTAGACGGCAAGCAAGCGGTAACATCTAAATGGCAACGTGTCGAAGACCTCGCACTAGACGAACTAACCTCAACCGACAAGATGAGATCAGCCATGCCCCGTGACCTGGCCGTGGTAGGGGGAATAGCCAGGACGCACCTCAACAAGCTAAGCGGCGTACGGCCTGAGCTAGAGGTTGCCATGCTGCGCTATGACGCTCTATGCGCCCGCGCTAACCTGGACCCAGTGCAAGCGCTCGACGACATCATGGCAGCGATAGAGGCGCATCTACCACGACTCGCTAACGTGGTGCCAGCGCTGGCACGCGGCGAGGACAAGGCGCTAGGCGATAAGGGCGAGTGATGTTCACTACTGATAAATACTCTTATCGGAAGTAACCTCTAACGGCAGTAGGACGCCAACCACATAGGGGCGGGCATAGGGACAGAACGCAAGTAAACGCATGTCTTTAGGCCGCCGGGTAATAGTTCCTGTGAGGGCGCTGGCGATCCGGCGCAGAAAATCAAAAGGGCGCTCGTCCCGCACGAGCTACGAACGGAGCTAACGAATGGATGATGACAATGTGGCGGGTTTAGCCGCAGGTCTGGTAGCCCTTCTGCTGCTCCTGATAGCTATCAATGCGCATCCCGCGTTGCCTATCGCTATCGGAACGGTCGAACGATTATGGACGGAACGCGGCGGGGATTACGTCGCAGTACAACTACCGAGCGGCGCGTTACAAGCGTTCGAGGTCATGGAACCGACTGACTACGGCATCTTGACTGTCGGGCAGATGTGCGGCTTCTTCGGCGTTAACCCGGTGATAGACAAGGTAAATTGCACGGATTACGGGAGGTAGAAGATGGACATCGACAATCTGGACTTCGCCGCCGCATGGCACGAGTACGGACAGCGTAACGGTGACGACCCGCAGGAGATGGCAAAGCGGGCGAAGGAGCGCAGTATCGTCCACGCGCTGACGCCCGCCGAGGTGCGCCCTCGCGCGGTGGAGTATAAGGCTTCGCTGCGCGAGGCCATAGTGACGATAATCAATGAGCGTCTGAAGATGGGCCTGCTCGACTTTCCCGGCCCGCGTGACGACGAGGGTCTGGTCGTGTGGCTGGCCGAGCACGAGAGCATCGTAGCGCAGTTCCGGCAGGCGGGCTGGACGGTCACAGCGCTGCCCGTGGTGCCGCCCGGCTACCGGTTCGAGGACGTGACGCCATGACCATTGAACCGAAGCCGCCCCGCGAGCGCTCCCTTGCCGATGCACGGGCCGACTACGAACGACAGATTGCCGAGGCGCAGGCTGCCTACAACCGGCAACTGGCGGACATGCGCGTTGAAGTCGATGGACGGTTAATTCCGCCGCCGCATATCCCCGCCGAACACGCGCCGTCCCGCGTCCCTGCTGTGCAACCAGAGCCGATAAAGTCCGACCGCCTTGAAGAGAGCCTGCCGTGGTGGGTGTTCTGGTGTGCGTTCTGGATACTGCTGGACGTGGTCGTGCTCGGCTACGCCGTGTACTGGGTGTGGGCGAAATGAACCGGGCGCGGAAATTTTGCGCCGCGAAAAATCGCAAAAGGGCGGATTTCCCCAATTGGGGAATTGGGTCAAATTTGACTCAAAGCTTGACGCGCCAGAACGTTTGTATTACACTTTTTGTATTACATCGGAAGGAATGTATTACAAATGGCGACGGTGGTAGTTACTTTGCGGTTGAACACGGATAAGGACGCCGACCTGCTAGAACGGCTGTCCATCATTCCGAAACGCCAGCGGTCGCAGGTCTGGCGGACTGCTCTGCGGTTGTATTACAACCCGCCCTACTCCATCCCTGATGTATTACAACCCGTGCCAGATGTAATACAAAATCAGCCGCCGAAGGGTCGCAAGGTAAAACTTGTAATACATAAATCACCTGAGCCGTCCAAAAATGTATTACAAAATGGCAACGGGGCGGAAGATGTAATACAACCTGCGCCAGTTGTAATACAGCGAGAGATGACGCCTGCCGAACGGATTGCATTCAACAAAGCGCAGGCGAAGAAAAAACTAGGTGGGGTATCCCCGTTGTCTTACCAGCAGAAGAAGGATGAATGACGCTGCGCGATGAACTGCGCGTTTTGATAGGGAGGTACGGCAAGGCAAAGATTATCGAGGAGTTGTACGATATGCCTTCGCTTGAGGCGGGCAAATATATCGCGGTGCGCGGCCCTTTCGTGGAGCTAAAGATACGTTCTCGTACAAGCAATGCGCTCTTGCGGAGCGGCGTTGACACGATTGCCCGCGCTGTAGAAGTTTCTCAAGCTGGCTACCCGGAGTGCCTTGAGATGCCATTCCCGCACCCTGGGCACAATTTCGGTCCTCTGGCTTTTGCTGACCTGACGGAACGCCTTATTGGCTGCGGGTATTTGCCGAAGAAGGACGCCGACCTTGCCTGACCGCCTACCCGCCGACCTGCTGCCCTTCCTGGCCGACGCCGCCTTTGCCCGCCCGCGTCCGCCGACGAAGACGCAGGTGGCCGCCGAACGGGAGCGCTGCGCCGCCGACAGCGCGTATTTCATCAGTCACTACTGCCAGATTTACGACAACGTGAGTGCATCGTGGATACCGTTCGCCCTGTGGGACGCGCAGGCGCGGGCACTCGGTGCTTTCGCGTTGCATAAGTTCCTGGCTATCCTCAAGGCTCGGCAGAACGGCCTGACGTGGCTGGTGGTGGCTGATAAGCTGCATAAGATGTTGTTCCGCCCGATACGGGAAGTGCTGCTGTTCTCGCAGCGCGACGATGAGGCTATAAAACTACTGGAGCGTCTGCACGGCATGTACGACAGACTGCCGCCGTGGTTGCAGCAGGACATTACCGCCGACAGCGCCCACGAGTTCCGGCTGGCGAACGGCAGCCGCGCCCAGGCACTCCCGGCTTCCTCCGGCGGGCGCTCCAACGCCGCCACCGATGTCGTCATTGACGAGGCCGACTTTACCGACGACCTGGCGCTGCTCATCTCCAACGTGCGCCCGACCATCGACGCCGGGGATAACACGCTGATTGTCCTCTCGACGCGCAACGAGGACACGCCCGGCTCGCACTTCCAGCAGTTGTGCCGGGTGGCGATGGCGGGCGGCGGCTTGTGGGGCTTTGCCTTCCTCGGCGTGTTCGACAATCCCAACCGCACGGCGGAGTGGTACGCCGAACAGGAGAAAGAAGCGCTCTCGACTTACGGCACGCTCGACCGCCTCTACAAGCATTACCCGCGCACGGCGGATGAGGCGCTGTCGGCGCGTAGCTTGAGCGTGCGCTACAGCCCGGCCTGGCTGCGGGCGGTGTCGCAAGTGCGCGACCCCTTGCTGACGCCCGCCGACGCTCCGCAGATACCGGGCCTCAGGCTCTATATCCTGCCCCGCCCCGACCGCACTTACGGGCTGGGCGCTGACCCGGCGGGCGGCACGACCGATAGCGATGACAGTTTCGCTTGTGTCGTGGACGCCGAGACACTGGAGCAGTGCGCCGTTATTCAGAACAAGGTGGAGCCGACGCAGTTTGCCAACTACGCCTACGACCTGTCGCTTTACTACAACAACGCCGCCGACTTGTTCGAACTGAACAACCACGGTCACGCTTTCCTCGCACAGTCGAAGGAGCGCGGGGCTAATCTGCGGCGCGGCATGAACCGCCGCGGCAACACCGAGCGGGACGCCGGGTGGGTGACGTCGGAGCGCTCCAAGAACGCCCTGTACGACACGGGCGAGAAGGCGCTGGCGGAAGTGATTGGCGAGACGAAGGACGAGGCGGGCGGGCTGCACCTGGAAGCCTGCCGACCTATCCTGTTCGACCGCGTAACGATACTGCAACTGTCCATCATCGACGTGAACACGCTCAAAGCGCCGGAAGGCTCGCACGACGACGCGGCGAGCAGTTGGACGCTGGCCGTGCAGTGCGTGTACCGGGGCGGCACGTCCATGTTCCAGGTGGCGCACGGCCTGTGGAAGGCGCTGGACGTGCCGCGCCTCGTTGCGCCGACCTTGCAAAAGGCGCTGTCACCGGGGCAGACGATTGAGCGAACGGACGAACTGGCGTGGAGAGTGCGCAATGGGGGGAAACGCTAATGACACTAACTGTGGCTGACCTCGTGCGGGCGCTGTCGAAACTGCCGCCCGACATGGAACTGTGGAACAACGGCCCCTTCGAACGCAACCCGGCGGTAAAATTTCTGCCGTTGGGCGATACGGTCAGTCTGGGCGTTTGGGACGGCAAGTTGTGGCTAAGTTACGATAGTGTGCTGCCGGACGACGCAAGGCCGCTGGACTTCGGGCAAGGCAACGGTAAGGTTTGCTTTTATCTGGCTTACGACGACCCCGCTAAAATGAGCCGGGTCATGAACCGTTCCGGTGATGCTTTCGTGGAGTGGAGTGAGACGAAAAGAAATCCAAGCCGCGATGAGTATTTCGATAAGGCCATTGAACTGGCGGTTGCCGAAGGGCGCAAGGAACATTGCAGCGACCGCGACCTGAGCATCCTGATTGGATGGGTGATTAGCGTCAGTATGCAAGCTTACGCGCAGTATGTCATCATCCCGCCACTGAGAAGGGTTGAAATCTGATGGGAATTGAACTGGTGTTCGACCTGTACGACAATTTCATGTTTCCGGGCGAAATTCGGCTTCTGAACCGCCTCGCGGCGACGATTTCCGACGGCGTGATAGTCGAGGTGGGTTGCTTTCGGGGCAAATCAACGATTGCCCTGGCGCTGCACGCTCATGTGCCCGTCTTTTCCGTTGACCCGCACATCCCGTCCGACAACTACCCGTTTGGAGACGCCGACCGTGAGGCGTGGACGGCCAACGTGGCGCGGTTCGGCCTATCCGCCCGCGTCCAACCGGTAAACATGCGCTCCCTTCAGGCTGCGGCGGTCTGGGACAAGCCCATTTCGCTGTTCTTCCTGGACGGCGACCACGGGCAGGCGGCGGCTGACCTTGAGGCGTGGCTCCCTCACGTCACTGACGGCGGCTTGGTGGCAACCCATGATAGCAACAGTCCGATGGTCATTGAGGCGGTCGCCAGTTTCGCAGAGAGCCTTGAACTGGTTGAGCAGGACGACCTGACTTACGTGTATCGCAAAGTCGCGCCGCGCCCGCCCTACGAACCGTACACGTTCAACGGCGTCACTGTGCTGACCCGCACGAACCAGTACGGCCCTGCCGACCGCCACGCGGTGCAGGAGGCGCAGTCGTATCCGCTGCCTGACTTCCCGCTGACGACGGTCATTGACGCCGGAGCAATGCTAGGTGACTTCGCGGCATGGGTCAAGCACCTGTACCCGGACTGCTGCGTGCTGGCGATTGAGCCGGAGCTGGGCAATTACGACCTGACATGGCGGAACACCGAACACCTGGACGGCGTAATTGCGGTGAGGGCGGCGCTCACCTACGACCCTACGCTGAATTATCTGACCGTTGACCCAATCAACAGCGGTGGTCATTATCTTGCTAAGGCGTCCGATGCCGTTGAGGGGTCAGCAGTCATCGTTTCCGACAAGGTGATGCTGGAAGAACTCATGACGGGCGATTATGAGTACATCTCTCTATTGAAATTGGATGTCGAGGGAAGCGAAATGGACATCTTGTTCCACGCCGCCGACGATACGCTCAAGCGCGTCCACTACATCGTCGGTGAGCGCCACGTCACCCACGAGAAGTTCCAGCCCGTCCTCGACCGGCTCACGGCGCTCGGCTTCACGGTCACGGACGAGCCGCACGAGGTTCTGAGCAAGCCACCTTGGAACATGACCGACCGGGGCATCTTCACGGCGCTGAACACGCGCTGGAACACCGACCCTGCTGCCATTGACGTTGACCCGTGGAATGACGTGCTAGAGGACGTGGAAACGGACTATGCGGACGTTACCGATGCCATTGCCGCCGCCACGGACGACCCGGCGCGTTCAGCCGCGCTCACGGCAGCAGCGCAGGAAGCACGTAAGCGAGCGCCGCGCAAGCCGACGCCCAGACGGAGGAAGCGATGATTACCACCTACCGCGACATTGCCGACGACGAGAACGAGGCGGCGCTAACCCTCAAAGCGACTATCACCCTGATGAGTGCGACGGTGTTTCCTCGACAACCGGTTATCGACTTCCTGACCGCCACCCCGACGCCCGTCTCCGTGGTCGGGGCGCGCAGCTTCCTGTGGTTGACGGTTGACCCTTACAACAACGATACCGTGAACGCCCTGATGTGGGCCTTGCGCAAGCAGTTCCCGGACGGCTTCGACATATCGGGATGGTCTGGCGCGGGCAGGATGTCACTATGACCACGCCCGCCGACCTCGCCGCGCTGCCCTACGCCGACTTCGTGGCGCAGACGATGGCCTTCTTCGCCGCGCTGCCGCCGACGGACTACTCACGGGCGCTGGAAGCCGGTTACATGGTGGGTTGGCGCTCGTGGGACAGTCAGATGTGCCTCCGCTATGGCGACTTCAAGAACACCGACCACGTGCTGGACGTAGGCTCGTGGCTAACTTTCTGGCCGCTGTTTCTCAGCCGCTACGTGAGTATCATTACGGCGTCCGACAACTTTTATTGGGCAGAGCGCGACTTCGCCCGCAACGTTCCGCCGCCGCAGGCGTGGCGTGACACCATCGAGGAACTGTCCTCGTACTTGCCGCACGTAACGCTGTGGACAGACAAAGTGGATTTGCAGGCCATCCAGTACCCCGACGATGATTTGGACAAAATCACCTGCATATCGACTATCGAACACGTTCACGACGACGCACTCGCCATGCGCGAGATGATGCGGTGCCTGCGTCCCGGCGGGCTGCTGCTGCTGACGACCGAATATGACCCTGTGCGCGGAAAAGATTACAGCGAGACGGACGGAAGTTTTTATCGCGTCTACTCGGAGGAAACCTTTTCCGCCCTCATCGCGCCGTACAAGGTGCTGCACCGCGAGATTAGCACGCTGCCGCACGAGCATTATTTCACGGTCGCGTTCGTCGCAATAGAGAAGGAGTGAAGTATGGAACATTGGGATAAGCAACCTTCGCCGCTGGCGTTCGTTCAGAAGGAACACAACGAGGCGTTTCCCGGCAGAACCATGAAGCCGGGCGGTCTGATTATCGCCGTCGTCAAGGAAGGCGTATGCGTCAATGGCGGCGGTTACGGCACCAACCCGAACAGTGACGAGATGCGAGAAATGCTGGACGTGATGCGCGAGTGCGTGGCGGATTGGGACAGGCGGTACGGACTGGACAAGCCCAATGGCAATTGACAAACCCCTGTACGGCGAGGCGACCGTGATTGCCGACGACCTGACGTTCAAGGTGTCCGTGCTAACTGCGCCGCCCCATCTGGCTGGCAACGTGATGATAAAAATCTACGACGGCTACGGCGTGCTTGACGACGGCGCGGCGGGGCGACTTCTTTTCGCGCTTGTGCGGGCGCTGCCGGAAGCCGTGAAAGCGCGGGAGGCAAAGAAGTGAGACTGGCACTCGTCCTCATGTTCACGAATGAACTCCCGTTCCTCCGCTTGCACCTACCGGTATTCAAGGACAGCTTTGCGGGCATCGTGGCTATCACTGACCCCAAGACGACCGATGGTAGTTTGGAGTACATGCAATCTATCGGTGCGCACGTTATCGTGGACGAATGGCGCTACAACTGGGGCGATTTCGCTACAAAGGTGTTCAACGAGGCCGAACGGTTGGGTTACGACGCCGCGTGCCGCGTGGACGGTGACGAGTGCCTATTTCCAACGGCGGCTAATCTGATGTGCCAGAAGTTAGAGAATGAGGCCACGCTACTTGTCTTGCCGCGCCATGAGTTCGCCCATGACCGGCTGCATGTCCGTGGCGACATCTATCCAGACGGGCAAGCTCGCTGCTGGCGGCTCCGGTGCGGTATTGTTGTGCAAGGTTTTCGGCATGAGGGCGTGTCTTTCGGGCGGCACAACCTTTCGGAACATACGCTTGACCCTGATTATCGGGTACTACGCCCGACGGAGCCAGATATTCATTTATTCCATTATTCCTGGATTGGGGACGCCGGAATTATGCGAAATATGCGAAAATACCAAAGTCACGCTCAGGTGACGGCAGGTGGACCGCCGGAAGTGAACTTTCCGCCTGACATTCATCCGGTCAAGTTCGATGTTGTGCCGTTCATGGGCGAACAGCCGCTCTCGCCCGACGTGTGCGGGCCGTTCGCGCCGTTCGGCCCGGAGTACACGCGATGACACACTTCTATATGGCGCTTGACACTGATGGAACTGTCGCCGCTGCTGTTGCTGACCCGTTCAGTGTAAACTCTCTGGGGACACAAGTAACGCTTGTTGGAGCAGACCGCAACTTCTCGTTCGCCTCGGTTAGCGTGGCAACGCGGTACGTTCTAACGGGCGGTATTGTGGTCTTCACCGACCACGGCGACTTTCTATCGATAGCTGAGCACGCCGCCCGTGGCCGCGAACTGCGCGAACTCGTGGCACGGCTTGAGGCGGCGCTGGCGCGGAGGACGTGGTGAACCGAACGCCCGTACATTCAACAGACATTCTCTCCATCGGATACTCCGAAACCGACCGCACCCTCGAAGTGGAATTCGTCCGCGGCAAGCGCGTGTTCGTGTACAGCGCCGTCGAGCCGGACATGTACCGGCGGCTCCGCGAGGCCACGTCCATCGGTGCGTTCTTTCGAGCGCACATCAGAGACAACTACGACCATGAAGAAATAAAGCAGCCGTGACGCGCCGCAGCGAAATCTTCGAGGTGCTGTGCCAGTACGCCGCTGAACACAAGGGAAATAGCCCTTCACTCCGCGATTTGCTGACTGAGATGCACAAACACGGTTACGCTATCGGCCAGACCACGCTCTACTTTCACCTGACCTACCTCGAAGGACAGGGCGTTTTGGAGCGGCGCGACGGCAAACTTATCGTCGTCAAGTCGGAATGGACGCCGCCGCCGTTCGACTAGAACGTTCGTCCGAACAATTGCGCCATTGTGAATAACACAACAACCTTCTAGGCTTACTACCAGAAGGTTTTTGCGTTTAGGAGATTACCCTATGGCTCCCGACCCGACCAACACCTATCATCCCCGCGCTGTTCAGGCGCTCGTTACCCTCAAGGATAAGTTGCAGGCGCTTATTGCCGACGTGGACGCCGCTATCGTCTCCGCGCCGCCGCCTTACGTCGCACCCGCGCCCGCCTCGACCACCATCCTGCACGGCACGACCAATTGGGACAGCGTGGACGTGTACGCCTCGCCTGCTGATAACGCTCAGGTGGTTGGCAAGCTGACCCGTGGCGCGGTGCTGCCGGTCACGCTGGACGCCGCGCAGTCACCGAGCGGCACCAAGTGGTACAAGATTACCAGCGGCGAGTTCGTCGGTAAGTTCGTGCAGAGCGTGTCGTTGGTCATGCAGAACAGCTAAATGGCACTCGTTCCCGGTAAGCCGCCACGCCGCACTGTTGCGGAACTAGCGAGGGGGATAGCTAAGTCCCTCTCGCCGCGCCGCGTAGCCGAAATTATTGGTATTTGGTCGATGGTGAAGCCCATGTGGGCTTCTAGAATTCTTCTTAGTAAAGACACTTCGCTTGTAGATTATGTCTTTTACGATAACCTGCGGCGCGGCAAAGCGCCGGGGCTTGAAATCGGCGGCCTGTTCGCCACGCCCATCTGCCAGACCATCGCCAGCTACGCCTTCGGGGACGGCATCTCGGCGGCGCTCGTGGAAAGCACGGCGACGGACACCGAGAGCGTTCACGAGGACGGCAAGCCGACCAAAGCGCTCCATGCGGCGGCGGTCGTCAAGCCCGCTAAGCCGACCGCCGTGACCGGCTCCCCGATTGACTACACCAACATGCAACTGCGCCGGATGCTGGAACGAGAGCAGGGCTTCCTCATCAATACCGTAGTGGATAGCTACGCGCTTGGCGACCAGTACGTGTTCATCAACCCCGACTGCACGTTCAGCGTGGCTTCGCCGGAGACGGTCAATGTGGCCTACAGCGCCTCGGATTATCGGCAAATTCTGAAAGTGACCGTCCGCACCAAGTACATCGGCAGCATCGTCACCGATGAGTACACCGACACCGAGCGAACCGTCACGGTTCACTACTACGACGGACGGGCCGACGTGGTGGATGTGTACGAGAACTTGATAGGGCGTATCCCGATGGTTCATTTTGCCAACGAACGTGGCCCTAACGAAATTCACGGACACGTGCTGTACGAAGCGGCATTGCCGATTATGTACCGCTACGACAACCTGATGTACAAGACGACCGACGGCGTGGAGATGCTCGGCAATCCGACGCCCGCTTTCGTCGGCTTGGACAATCCCGCCGAAACGCTGGCGCTGAACAGCACGCAGGAAACCTACCAGGACGAAAACGGCAACAGTCAGACGCGCAACCTGCTCCGCTTTGACCGCAATCTCGCCATTATTCTTGGCAAGGGCGGCGACGTGAAAATGGTCGCCCCGCCGGTCGGCTTTACGAAGGACAGTCTTGATGTTATCAGGCAGCTTTTCCTCCTGCTACTAAACCACACGCGCATCCCGGAGTACGTGTGGGGCGGGGCGATTAGTTCTTCGAAAGCGTCCACCGAGACGCAGCAGCCTCCCTTTGCGCAGTACATCAAGTTCCGTCGCCTGTTACTCGAAGGCGTGGGCGCTGACCCGACACTCGGCATTGAGGCGCGGGGCGGGCTGCTGGAACTGATTGATATTTGGCTGCGCACTTATAAGTTGCTCAACCCGTCCATCGTCCTCGGCCCGGTCAAGATTGAATGGCCCGACATCGACCAGGGCGATAGTCTCATCAAGTACCAGTGGGGCAGCTTCCTGTCCTCCACCGGCAAGATTACCGATGAGGACGTTATTGCCCTGTCCGGCTACTTTGATGACCCGGCGGCCACGTCAGCGCGAGCGCAAGGCACGCCGCAGCGTCTACCGCAGTACGCCGAATACGACGCCCGACTGAAGCAGGCGCGGCTTGAGGCGGCGAAAGCATCCGACTATCCAAGCAACAACGACGGGATGCCGTTCTGGACGGATTACCCCGCGCCCGTGCTGCTCAACCAGCAGAAGGGCAATCCGAGCAACGTGGGCGATCCCTGGTCCATAGTCGGTGCGCAGGTCTGGCAGGGCGAGGTGGGCAGCAGTGGCAATTAACGACTTCGCTCAGGCTATCCGCGCCGACCATGCCCAGGAACACGCCGCCCTGTTCGACCTGCGCGGCAACCTTATCGTGGAGCGCACGGGCGACAGCAACAGCGTGTCGTTCACGCCGCAGGAACTAGACCGGGCCTGCGGAGGCGAGTTAATTCATAATCACCCGCAGGGACTTTCTTTCAGTGGCGAAGACCTGGCCCTCGCCGCCCGCTACGGCCTGACCATGCGCGTGGTCGGCGTGACGGAGAAGGGCTTGCCGGTGGATTACGTCGTCAAGATGCCCGCGCCGTCCGAACCGTTGGCGGCGCTCGTTCTTAGCCAGTTCGACAGCGCAGTAAGTCAGTCCGAAAAACAACTGGCGACCAGCGCCCTCTCTGACCGCGAGTGGCAGCGGCAGGCCCGCGATTTGGCGGTACGGCATCTTGCCATACAGGACGGCTTTAGCTACCAGCGCACGGCGTCGGTCAACGAGATGAGCCGCACGCCTGAAATGGCCCGCCTTGACGTACTAAGTGCTGTCGAACCGACCTTGCGCGACCAGTTTATCGCGCCGCTCGTGGCAAACTTGTCTCATTTGTTGTCTCAGAACGCCGCCTCTAACGGCCTCATTCCGATTACGCAGTTAGCCGTTGTTCAGCACGGCATTGCCCGCCTCGTCACCCATGCCATGCTAGGGCGTCCACACCAGGACGGCACGCTGCAACCCTACGTCGTGCAGCAGGGCGCAATCATCCCTCGTTCGGATTACTTCGCGGCGCTGTATGGTCTGATGCGCTCTGCCGCCACCGCTGCCGTGGAACGACACGCCGCCATGATGCGCAAGTACCTACCGGATGACCTACGGCGAATGTACGAGTTCGCCACGCTGACGCCGTTCGCGGGAACAGCGGTCAACGAGAACGATGACGGCATGGACTACGACCCGCTGCATCTGTGGGTCGGGTCGGACGGCAAGAAGCTGAGCGACCGCATCTGGAACGCCGCCGGTGATATGCGAGCCAAGCTCGATGCCTACCTGAGCGGGGCGATTGCGCGGGGTCTACCAGTGGTAGACATGGCGCGTGGGCTAGAAGCGTTCCTCGTGGAAGGCAAAGGCGGCTACGAGGCCATGCGGTTAGCTGTGTCGGAGACGGCGGCGGCAGGTCATCGGGCCGACTGGTTGGCTGCGCAAGGTAATCCGTTCGTTGAAACGTACTCTCCGAGGGTGTCGCCGTCGCACAAAGAATATGACGAGTGCGACGTACAGCAGGCGGGCGGGCCGTATCCCAAGTCCGACCCATCGCACATGCCGATTTTCCACCCGTGGTGTCTTTGTTCGGTAGTCTGGAACGAAGTATCGGACGCTAAAGCGGTCGTGATTAAGCTGCGCCAGTTGGTTGAGCAGGCAATAGGCGCATCAAAGAAGGCCGTTACGGATATTGTGGGGCCGCTCTCGAAGCGCTTCACCGACTTACTTTTCAGGTCAGGCGGTTAACTATGACTGAATTTGCTTACGAACCGCAAAAGGGCGAGAAGAAACTGCCGATTGACGACGCCGAACATGCGGCAGTGCAGGCAGTGACAACGGGTCTTGAGGGCAACAAAGCCGACATTCCTGACGCCGACCTGGCGGGCGTCAAGGGGCGCATTGCCGCCGCCATTAACAAGTTCTACAGCGGCGCGGAAGCCGAGTATTGCCTATCTCATTCCGGCAAAAAGCCCGACGAGAAACCCGTTCACGAAATCCGGCTGTCTACGCCCTCCTTTGCCTTCAAGGGGCCAGTTCCCGATGTGCCGATTGCCCCCGGCGTGGACTACGACGCCCTCATTGCCATGACCTGCCCCGATTGCGGCGGTAAAGGCTGCGTTAACTGCGACGGGACGGGGAGCGTCCCTGACCCGAAGCCGCTGTTTGTGGTGCGACCACTAGGCAAACTCAACGCCGTATCGGACAACAACCTGAAGTACGACCAACCGCTGCTCGACAACATCCGTGAACAGGTCATCACCAAAAAGCCAGCCGGTCGGCAGGGGCATGTCAGCGAAGCTAATTCATCGTGGGAGTTCCCCGACGACGTGGCAATCTGGGTCGGCGCGGCTCAGCATGGCGACACGCTTTTTGGCAAAGCCTTTGTATACCGAAATACGCCCTTTCATGAGATGGTCATTCGGCGAAAAGCTGCGGGCAGTACGCTGTCTAATTCCATCTGGGGCAAGGGTCAATTCGGGGGCAACGCCGATGGCACGAAAAACCTGAGGGGATTGAACCTTGAGGTAATTGACTTCGCCCCGATGGAGCGTGCGGCGCTCGAAGCGTTGGGCGGTCAGTTTGAGACAACCAGTGAGATGAGAGAGGAACCTATGGCCGACAAGCCAGTTACGGAAATGACAGCCGAGGAACGGCACAGTATCGCCGCCGACCATATCAAGACGATGGCTCCGAGCGCTGTCTACGAGATGATGCCCGACGCCACGCGCCAGCACTGCGCTGAAATGCGCTGCCGCGAGATGGAGCCGAGCGCCGTGAACGAGATGCTCCCTATGGGGCATCGCCAGCACATCAGCGAATGTTACGTCAAGGAATTTGGAGGACAGACCATGCCAGCAGCGACCCCCGCCGCTGAGATGACCGACAACAGCAAGCAAGTCGCAGAGATGGCAAAGCAGGTTGCGGAAATGGCAAGCCTGATTGCCGAACAGAAGAAGGAACGGGAACAAGACCGCGCCGTTATCGCCGAGTTTAAGCAGCGCGAGTTCGACAGCGCCATGAACGCAGCCGCTGCTCGTCCGTTTGCTACCTGGGAAGTTCGCCGCCCGGAAAATCAGCCGGTGATGGCTTCTGCTCAGAACAATTTCAAGATGTACATCGTGGCAGAGATGGCGGCGATGGACGGTGGTCAGAAGCTCGAAAACATCGAAGCGGCAGCCAGCGCCGCGTGGCCCAAGTACGAACCGCAGGCAGCCATGCTCAAGGTGGCCCTGTCCGGCGGCGCAGCGCGGGTCGGTGTCAGTGAGACGAGCCAACCGGGTGCGTCCTACGGCTACGACCCCAAGACCGGGCGTTATACGGACGAAGCTGCACAGCGCGCGCGCGGCTTCGTCGCGCCGCATTAAGGAGAAGGTCAATGACAGCAATCACTATTACCTCTCGCAACACCATTAGTGCCACCTGGGATCGCGGCTCGATTATCGTGGATAAGCAAGCTGGCGGAACCGTCAATCTGGGCGACGTGGTGTATCTCGATGACAACGATCAGGTTCAGCAGGCCATCGGGTCATCGGCCAAAGCGGGCCACGCTTTTGGTATCGTCACGGGCCTGCAAAACCAGTACGGCGAAACCTCCGTCGGGCTGAACGGCTGGTGTTCAGTGACCATCTCCGGCCCGGTGTTCGGCTTTATCGGCGCGGTGGATTTCGTGGATGGGCAAATGCTGTACGTCTCGAAAACCGTGGCTGGCGGTCTGGACACGGCAGCGCCAGCGGGCGGCGTGTACGACTTCATCGTTGGCAACGCGCAGTCGCCGCACTCTCTCTTCGTCCGTCCTGGTCAATCAGCACCGGCTAGCACGGCGTAAAGGAGACATCAATGGCATTAGCACAGGCTTTTCACGGAGTTCTCGCCGCCAATCAGCCTATCCCGGCTGGTGTGGACGGCGGACGCCTTGCCCTCGTCCAACTGAAGGGCAATATCACCTATGAGCAGCTACGCGCCATGATTGGCGCTGGCGCACAGGACTTCAACGAAGAAATGGTGACGGTGTGGGGCGACGCGTTCTACCCGACCACCAAGATTGACATCGTGTATCCCAACGGCGGCACTATCCCCGATATGGAAGTGGTGTCCGGTGGCGCTCGTCCGCAACTGATACGCGCCAACATCGTCGGTCACATGATTGACCGCAAGGTGTACAGCTACGCCATCGGCGGCGACTGGCGAGCGATGGAGGACGCCGACCCGGAGTACATCCTGGCCGAAGTCCGCGCTGGCAACCAGATGTTGCGCAACCTGTGGGACAAGGCGCTCCTGACCCGAATGCTCAACAACACCGAGAACGCGCTCGGTTCCACACCCGGTTACGATGTGGGCTGGTGCGACGGGTCAAGCACGCTTCAGTATGCGCCGCCGCAGTGGAACGGGCAGGTGTTCACCGCTTCTCACCAGCACTACACCGCCTACGATAGCACGGTCAACAACCCCAACACCGGGGCGAACTACACCTACGCCGACGCGCTCGACCTGACTGCGCAGAACATTTCGCAGCACGGTCTGGGCGGCACGTACAAGGCGTATGTGTCGGAGTTTGACGTGCAGACCATCCTGGCCCTGACCAACTACGAGCGGCCCATCCGCATCAGCAGCACGCAGGTTGACCGAGGCGGTCAGACGACTGGCAACCAGTACTTCATCGAAGGGCAGTTCGGCTACACGCCGACCAGCGGCGGGCGCTTCATCGGCGTCTACAACTCCGGTTACGGCGAAATCTCGCTGTACGCGACTTATCGAATCCCGAAAGGCTACGGTACGATGTTCCGCCCCGGTGCACAGGGCAACGTGCAGAACGCGCTTGCCGTTAACTACCGTCCGTCGTTCGGCTTGGGCGTGAAGGTGCTGGAAAAACCCGACTGGAACACCACGTTCCCGCTTTCCGAAGTAGATCTCGAGTTGGAATTCGGCGTTAGCTGCGGCTCGTCTCGTTTTGCGGGCGCAGCTTTCGAGTTCTCAGCCGGTAACGCAGGAACTTACTCCAACCCGACCATTAGCTGAGGTCGTCGTGACTATCTCGATTGGTAACGAAGGCGAAGTAATCCTGGACGCGGTTCAGGATGGCTTTTGCCTTGCGCGCGCCAAAGCGTTCCGTGAGCCAATCAACTGGATCGCGGTTGGATTTGGAGTTGTTGCACCCGTCGAACCCGTGACACGCCGGGATAATGTTGTCGGCAGTGTATGCTCCGCCTTTGCTCAGCGGGATGAAATGGTCTTGAGCAAGCGTATGCCACAAGCCGATGGGACGACCGCAATAGGCGCAACACTCAACGCCGTTAATGGCAAAGAACCGCTTGGCGTGCTTCCAATCCAAAGCGGTGAACGTGGCAGGGAGATTGCGTTTTTGAGCTTCTCGCTTATGACGCCTAGCTCGACTTTGGTCTGGATGCCGTTTTACCCAAAGGGCGAAAGATGTCCTAGACCGTTCTTTGGCCTTTTCTCTGTTCCGTTCTCTGCGGCGTCTATCCCGAGTCCGACCCGCTGCGCGCCGTCTCTCTTGTTCTTCTATCGGACATTCACTCGTGGGTCTGTAAGTATGCTTCGCACGTGTATGTCCGTGCTGGTATCTTTCCTGATGCATTTTGCATTGTTCAGGGTGCGCTACGTTCCATGCTTTAGTTGTCGGCGCAATGCGATTGAGGTGACATCTCTTGCACCACGCAAACAGCGAAGTGCGTCCACCTTTCTTGTAGAAATATTCGGTTGTTGCCGGAAATTCATTGCTGCAAACGGAACAGCGCTTAGTCGAGGTATCCATAGCACTCATCCTTGTGCTGACATCCGAGATGCAATCGGCAGGTGGTCGGATGTGTCCCACTTTTCGGTAGCGAACCTAGCCGATATATCCTCACAGTATACCCCAGAAGGAGCTATAGCGCTATGTCAATGACTGCGAGTCAATTGGCTTTAGCACGCCAAAAAATAGCCGATCAAGGTACGTCTGAAGTTCAGTCAATCCTAATCTCCAACGCTACGGGAGGAACCTGGACAGCTACCTTTAACGGACAAACTACCACTGCGTTGTCTTACAATGCCGGAAGTAACGTGCTGCAAAATGCACTAGCGGCGCTTTCGACTATCGGTTTGGGAAATGTTCAAGTCAACAATAACTCACCCTATGTCGTGTCCTTCTTGGGAAACCTTCAACATGCGGCACAGTCAATGCTCACCGTTAACGCATCCGGCTTGACTGGTACGGGAATTGCAATTGCAATCCTTGAGGTAACGCAAGGTGGTATGACAGCTTTCACGGACGATGAGCTAAACGCGAACTATAACTTGGCGCTTGCGAATTTCTTTCTCGGTTTGTACTACGACGCACTGGACTTGCAATTCAACGCTAGCCGTTTCTCAGACTATACGGCAGGCCAAACGTCAGAAAAGAAATCGCAAATCACAGCGAATATCGAAAAGATGGTCGAGGACTACAAGGTACTTTCCAACGCTAGCCACCAGTTCTTGTTCGCCTCGATGGTTCCCGAACCGCCGCGTGTCCGGGCTATCCCGTGGGTAGTCGGCGTTCCGGCAACGTCGCTGACCTACGCGCCGCCCTACGGCCCGCGCTTCCGGCGGTCAGGATGGGGCGGGCAATGAGACTATCCTTGCATCTTGACCCACTTGCGAACGTGCTTCCTGTTGCACTCATGGCATTCCGAGGCCAGATGGTCTTGCTTGCTTCTGTTCTTAGGAAATTGAGTGTAGGGCTTGTACTGTCGGCACTTGTAGCAATAACGGAAGGGATGGGGGATATACAGCATCGCAACCTCCTACAGTTGCAACCTAGCGAGGAAATGGGCACTGAGCTAGGAAACTCAGGTGTCAAGCGGATAATTAAGCCGCTTCAAGCCCACGTTCAGGGAGCTATAGCGCTATGAAGCTGAATATCGGGGGGTACAAATGGCTATATTATGATGGATACGGGCGTTTCTCGCGTGGTTTTGCGCAGCAGCTTATCCGCGCCGGACACGGCGTGTACCCCTTTGAATTGGACACTCTCGATGACAAGCCAGCGTGGTATCTTCGGGCGCAAGGGCTGGACTTCAGCCACGTCACGCTGCAAATCTCACCGCCCAATGAGTTCCGCCATGTGCCGGGTCGGTCGGTGGCATGGTCTATGCACGAAAGCTGCACACTCCCGCCGGGATGGGCCGACAGCGTGAACCAGAAATCAACGCTTTTGCTCGTGCCGTCGCCGTGGCTGATTGAAGTGTTCGAGGACGCGGGCGTTAAAGTGCCTATCGAAGTGGTGCCGGGCGGCATCGATCCCGAAGAAACACCCATCCTCGGTCAGCGGCACAATCAGCCGTACACGTTCATGGCCCTGGCAGATCGCGGCAATCGCAAGGGATATGATCTAGTCTGGTCGGCCTTCTACAAGGCCTTTCCGCACGACAACAAAGACGTGCGGCTGCTCATCAAATGTCGTCCCGGTAGCCTGCCCAACCTGGACTTTTCCTACTCGCCCGACGACCGTTTTACCGTGTGGCGGGCGGATGTGGAACATATCGCCGACGTGTACAGCCAGACCGACGCCTATATCTGTCCGGCCCGTTGCGAAGGCTACGGGATGAGCCAGCGGGAGGCCGCAGCGTGCGGTATTCCAACGGTTGTGACGCGCTTCAGCGGAACTGCCGATGACTGCGATGAGTGGGCTATCCCGATAGAGCGCTTTACGCTGGTCGAGAGCGGGATGCGGGGCAGCGGCGGCCTGTGGGCTGAACCGTCGTTGGATGAGGTGGTTGAAAAGATGCGCTGGCTGTACTTGAACCAGGATGAGGCTAAAGCGAATGCGCTCAAGGCGGCACAGTGGCTCCGGGACAATCACACCTACAAAATCGCCGCCGACAAGCTCATCGCTGTCCTCGGCAAGCACCTCGGCGCACCGCACCAGCCGGAGCCGCCCGTTAACACCGACACGCCGGAGCATCGCGCCCGCAACGAGCAAGCGCTGACGGCGCTGCGCTCCAACGGGCATAAGACACCTGCGGAGGTGAACTTTTGAACCGGGCTGACTTGTGGGCAGGAACACTCGCGCCGAACCCACAGCGGGGCAACACTGAAATCCGCGGCTATGATACGGCCCGTCTCATCGGGGCGAGGCCCTTCACTGTCGTCATCACGCGCCCTGACCCACTGACGAACGAGGTCATCGTGCTGCCGCCGCAAGTGGTACGGCTCGAAGTACTGCACCCAATACGCGGCGCGTCGGAGCAAATCGACAACCTCATGAACGAGTTGTCGGTTCAGTACGGCGTGCTTGTGGGATTTAAACAGTGCCCTGGTATCCCCGACACCGACGTTCAGCGGGCCGACCAGTTCCCGTATGGCGGTCTGCTGTACGAAGTAACTGATTTCATCAACGCCGTGCCGGGAATACTCCTGGCGACACTGACGATAAAGCCATGAGCGACTTCGTGCAGGCTATCGTGGACGTTTGCAACGCTTCAGCGCCGCTCACTGACCTGCTCATCGGTGGCATATACGATTTCACGGCAATAGGACGCAAGGGTATCAACCCCACCTCGCTGGCCCAGGCGTACACCAAACCGCCCGACGGTAGTCCGGGCCAACTGAAGCCGTGCTGCGTGTTTTGGGATGCCGAGGAAGCGATGGACGGACAGGCGGTCGGGATGAATGTGCGCTCAACGCAGACGCCTATCTACGGTCGTCTGTACGACAACGGCAACGCGGGCTACGACACGCTGGCGGCGGCGGAAGTCATTATGTACGGATTACTCAATCAGGCGCGTATTGACCCCGCCAATGGCGGCTTGCAATTTCTTTGGGGACGCACGACGAAGAACCTGCGCGACAAACTGCTCTCCGACGCTTGCCTGTACAGTTTCAACGGCAAGATGTATGCGATAAGGAGTTCTTAAGTGGCAACAGCCCAATTGTATCCATTCTCTGTTCAACAGGTGCTTGTCGCGGCATGGCTCGGCGGCGGCACTTACGGCACGCCCTTCACGCTGCAAAGCACGAAGGAAATGGGATTTACGCAAGACGCCATCAACGATGAGGCGCAAGGCAACAGTAAAATCACTGACGAGGAAACACAACTCATCAGCGCTACGCTGACGCTTGACACGGCGGGCTTCGACACGAGCCTGCTCACGGTGTTCACCGGCATCTCCACGTCCACAAGCGGGGCTGACACAGTGTTCCCGGTCAACAACGCGCTCTTGCCCTATTTCGGCATGATTGCCCAGGTCTTGCCCGCCACTGGCGACGTGTTGTTCTTCTATCCCTACTGCAAGGTCACGAAGGGCTGGAACTACAAGAACACGTTCGGAAAAATCATGGTTCCTCAGTTCTCATGCAAGGCTATTCAAGACCCGACGTTCGGCTACATCTATCAGGAGTACCGCCGACCGACGGCCACGCTGACGACGCCGATTACCTTTCCGCCGACGACCTAGCCATGACCACGACAACGGCGAAGCAGATGCGCGAGAAGCGGGCAAAGGGTATCGAGTTCGTTCTGCCTGAGTACGGCGACACCGTGTTCATCCGTCCGATGGACGCGGCGTTCTTTTTCAAGACGGGCAAAGTGCCTGACTACCTGTCGGCCACGGTGAACAAGATGCTCATCGACGGCGGCAGCATCTCCGAGGCGAAAGAACTGACGCCGGAGAAGGTGAGCGAGTGGATAACGTGGTTGGACGACCTGATAAAATGGGCGGTAGTTAGCCCGAAAGTGGTGGACGTTCCGCAGGCTGACGACGAAATTGGCATAGACGAACTTGGCTACTCCGATAAGCTGGCCGTCTATCGCTGGTTCGGTCAACCTGCGCAAGCGTTAATCCGCTTTCGTGAACAACAAGTCAAGTCTGTGGCACCTGTGGATGCTGCAAAAGACCATGAACCAAAGGCCAAGCGAGGCGCTGAACGTCCGGCAGTGGGCGAGTGATCTGCTCGGTGTCTCCGACATCATCACCGCCCTGTCCTTCGATAGCGCTGTCATGACGTTCGGCGTATGGGCCGAGAACAAGTTACTGGAACGCTGGACGGACGGCAAGCCGAAGTACACGCTTGACGACATCCTGCACGGCGACGAGGAACAGTACATTCGCGCCCGCAACCAGCGGGTACTCGACGCACTCTTTTCGTCGGGGCGCGTGCGGAGCGTGGTAGTGAAGTGAGTTACTTCAAGTTCAAGATTTCCGTCAACCAGGAACGCATCGACACGTGGCGGTCAGCGCCGCGCCGTGCGCGTGACATTTTTCGGCGCTTGTTGCAGACGGAGTTCCGTGATGAATTGCAGGACGCCGTAGACGCTCTCATGCCCGACCTTGCGCCTGCGTCGGCGGTGTACCCGTTCGCTTTCGGGACGGAAAAGAGTAAGTGGTACTACCTGCATGTCATGATACCGGAGGGACTGGTTGAAACGGACGGTTCCCATTACTTGAGAAGCGGCGCAATTGAGAACGGGTTCAGGGTACTCGTGGCCGATTACTTCATTGGCGACCTTGTGACCATTAAGAATATTCAACCGAAAGCGGTATACGTTTATGGCCCTCGGCAAGTCTTGGGGTTTTCTCTGTCAGGATGGGGAGCCGAGATGGATGTAGCCCGCGACCTCCTCAGGGAGGAGGCTATTAAGCTACTTGAAGTCTATTGGCGTCAGGCGGTCCGCATGGCCTTGAACGGAGAAAGCTAGTGTTCGACCTTCCGTTGCCGAACCCATTCGAAATACTCCTGAATGCGTTTCAAGATGGACTCACCGCGTCTTTTGCCAAAGCGTTTAATTGCCCATTGCGTAGGGTTTTTGTTACCCTTGCTAAAGTTGCAAGACTGACAAGCAGGAACAATGTTGTCCGCTGTGTATCCAGGATTGTCTCCTTTCAGTTCGTAGTCGGGATTTACGGGAATGTGATGTTCGTGCTGAAGCACCGTATTCACGTCGAACAAACTAGGCGGATTGCCGCAATAGGCGCATCCGCCGTGGAAATGAGTAAGTGCGCGCTCCCAATCTGCATCGGTGAACGTCGCTGGCAACGCTCTAATCTTTGCCCGCCTTCGGTGTTCTTTCTGCCTACCTTTTTCTCGTGCGGTATCAATATTCGCGGCTCTGCGTTGTCGATCTCTTTCTTTCAGAATTTCTGCATGAGCGTTTCTGTATCGTTTAGATGCTCGCTGATGCACATCGGGGTTAGTCTGTCTGCGCTTTCGTTCCGTTTCTCGAACTCTATCGCTATGAGAATGACGCCAACGCTGACTCGATGCGTACACTTTTTCGGGATTATTTTTTGCCCAACGAAGTCTGTTCGCCCGACGGACTTCAGGATGAGAATCTCGGTAACGCCGTTCGGACTGCCGTGCCTTCTCAGGGTCGTCGCGTCGCCATTGGGCGCTACGCTGTCGCGCTTCTTCTTTGTGCTGTTCCCGATAACGGCGCACATTTTCCTTTGCCCTCTCAAGATTGTTCTGCCGCCATTCGCGCGTCTTTTCTCGGCAACAAAACTTGCATTGCGCCCGTTGGCCTCCGCTACTTATTTTGTCTTTTGCAAAGTATTCGAACGTGGGTGGGTAGTATTCGCCACACTTCGTGCAGTGTTTGAAGGGAAAGGGAAGATACAGCATAGCGTATCCTTTTCGCTAAATCCTATAATGTCGTTGGCAGGCGGCAGGATTAACCGCTTTTCGAGTAGCTATTCCCTAGCCAACAATGCCCATTATACCGCACAACTAGGCGGTGCGCAATGAGCGACCAGCCGGAACCTTTAAGCGTAGGAGTTGAGAGCGACGGCAGTCTTGACGACTTTATCTCGTCTGCATCCTCCCGCTTTGAGGGTCTAGCCGAAACTATTACCGACGCGTTCGCCGGAGCCACGCAGTCAGCGCAAGCGTTCATCACCACTATGAACGAGGGCTTCGCTGCCACAACCGCTAACCTGCAAGCCATGAACGCGGAACTGGCAAACACGGTAGAGGCTATTCAGGCCGCGTCGGACGCCGGTGACGAGGGCGGTGCAACAGGCGGTTCTTCTGGTGGTAGCTCCCTGTTCGGCATTGGTCACGCCTTCTCGGTCGCCGGGTCGGTTGGTGGCGCACCCGGCTTGCGTGACGTTGGCGCGGTCATCTACCTCGAACAGGGCTTGCAGCGCATCAGTGACCTTTTGCCCACGCTGAGCGAGAACTTGCAGAACGCGGGCGGCCTGTTCGGGACGCTGGCAGCAGGCGGCGACGCCCTGTTCGGCTCGTTCGGGGCAGTGCTGGCGGTGCTGACGCCGGTTATTGCCGCTCTCGGCGTGTTGACGATTGCTTACGAGGCGTTCGTTCAGGAGACGCAGGACGCCTCTAACAACCTGAAAACTGCCGCTGACGCCCTGAAGACCGAGTTCAACGCCGCCGCGACCGAGACCGCTCCGCAAATCCAGGCTAACATCGCCAAAGCGCAGCAGGACAAGGCGGCGGCTGACGCTGAGATTGCCCGCATCAACGGTTCGGAAGGCGGCGCGTTTGCTGCGCAACAGACCAACCAGGGCGATCTGGCGGCTCGTATCCAATTCCTTCTGGCCTCCACGCAACCGGGCTTCCAGGAACTCGGCAAGCAATTACAGGACGCTCAAGCCCGCTCCGACGCGGCGGCGGCTGAACTGGAAGGCTACAACAATGCGCTCGGTGACAGCGCCGTAGCAGCCCGCACGGCAGCGGCGAACACGGCGGCGGCGTCCGATCTATGGATACAAAGCCAGGTGGCGGCAGATCAGGCGCTAGGCGAGTCGTCGGACACTATTAAGAAGAAGATTGAAGCCGACAAGGACGAAGCGGCGGCGATAGAGAGCCAGTTGCCCACGCTGAAGAACGCCGCGCAATATTCGACGGACGCGGCGGCGACCTTCCAGAAATTCAGCGACCGCCTGCAAGTGCTGAACGGCGACATTACCAACCTGTCCGACAACATTCTACCAGTGGTAGAGAGACGCGAGGCGGAAAACGACGCCCTGAAGACCACGCAGCAGTTGGTCGATGACCGCGCCAAGTACCTTGCCGCCGACGCCGACCGCGTTGCCGCCTTCAACGCACAGCAAGCCACGCAGAAGGACGACTTCGACCTCCGCCAGCAGCAAGCGCAGGACACGTTCGACCAGGCGCGCCAGCAGAAGACCGCCGACTTCGATGCCGCCGTGGACGACATTGAGACGAAAGCGACTGCCGACCGCCTGAAGACGCAGCAGGACGCCGCGCAAGCCTCGCAACAGGCGTGGTCGGACTATCAGGCTAAACTTCAGGACATTCAGAGCAAGTCGCAGGAGAAGCTGCAAGAGGACGCCGCCAACCTCGACGCCGTGGCCGTCCAGAATGACCTCGCCAGCCGCAACGAACAGGTCAGTTCAGCGACTAACACTTACAACCAGCAACAGGCGCAGCGCCAGCAAGACGAGCAGACCAAGCTCAACGAAATAACGACCAACGCCAACGCGGAAGTGGCGCAGCGCACAGCGGCTTTCAACGCACAGCAGAGTCAGGACGCCGCCAATTTCGCTCTCAAACAGAAACAGGCGCAGGACAACTTCGACCAGCAGCAGACGCAAGAGGCTGCCAATTTCAAGCGCACCGAACAACAGCAGTCCGACAGCTTCACCACGCAGCAGAACGCCCTCGAAGCCAAGCTGAAGGGCGACGAGGCGACCATTGCCGCCAGTTACGTCCTGCAAGCAGCGGCAGCGGTGGTCGGCGGCTTCAACAGCGTCGTGTCGTTTGCCAACGGCGTCACGAGTGCGCATTCGCAGGCGGTGGCGGCGGGCGTAGCGGCAGGCGAGGCTTTTGCCACGGCAGCGGCTTATGCGGCGGCGGTAGCAGCGGCCACGGCAGCGCCAAACATTATCAACCCGCAACCTTACGTACCGCCCGCCGGGGTAAACCCTCTGGCAGGAACGAGTACTCAGGCGTTCACGGACGCCAATGGAACCATATGGTACACCGCTAATAACGCCTCTCCGGGCGACCTTGTGCCTAGCGGATTTGGTTCCATCAGCAATTCGGGAGGGGCGAATGGCGCTAGTGGCTCCATTTACGGGGGCAGCTTCTTCGGTGGGAGCGACACTATATTCGGCACGTTCGCCAGCGGCGGCGTTATCCCGCCCTTCCAGACCGGATGGGTAGGAAGCGAACTCGTGCGCGCCGGAGCGGGCGGGGCGTCCGTGTCGCCTGCGTCGGGGCCGGAGCCGAAGGGTAAGCAGGTCATCATGAACGGCGACATCTATTTTGGCGACAGCATGGCGACGGCACAACAGAAGGCGCAAGTGCAACAGTGGATGCAGGAGGCGTTTGACCAGATACAATGACGCTTGATAGCAATTGGCAACTCAGTCAGGGATGGTCAAACGGCGCGGGTCTGGCTCTTATCAACCCGCAGCCGCGCTCCGACACCAGCGTACAGTTCCAGTACGTGCAGGTTGGCTTGCCACGTTACGGGGCTGATGGTTCGATATTTGACGATGGCCTTTTCATTGACATATTCTACAGCTACCTCCTACCCACCGAATGGACAAGTATGCTGTCGCAGTGCGGCTTGTCGGCGTCCATCGCCTCGGCTAAAGTGACCGTCAGTGTACCAACCGGCTATCCCGACGGAACGTATCAGCAGTACAACGGCTGGATTTGGCGCCCGCGCTTTGGCACGACGGTCGTCCACGACATGGACAGGTATCGCAAAGTGACTTTTCGCGTAACGAGACTAACCTAGTGGCAACACTCAGTCCCACGCAGGCCACGACCTGGCGTCTTCATCCTCAAGTTTCAGACGCGATTCTTTGGATAGACCAAAGTCCCGTCGTGGTCGCCGCGCAAATCAACACGCTGGACGAAACCACGTCCGTCGTCGCGTCCTTGCACAACGTCACGTCCGGTTCAATTGCCGCCGCCGTGCCGGGGCAGTTGATTACCTTCGGCTCTGTGTCAGGCGCGGACGACCTGGGGCGGCTGATTGTCTTTTCCGTCGCCTCACCGGTCATCACCTGCGCTCGCGCCTCCGACGGCACGCAGGACGGCGCGGTGAACATCGCGGCGGGCAGCTATATCACCGTCTACGACCTGTTTCCGCCCTTTGCGCTCATTCCCTACATTGACCCGAACGGCGTCAGTTACAAGAACGGCATCCTGGACTTCGCCAGCTACGGCCTGCACCCGCCGCCGGTCGCCAACATCAACGCGGGCTGCGGCTATCTCGACATCGTAGACGACACCACGCACGTCATTACGCTGGCCTTCCTGGACGCATCGGGCAGCTTCACGACCGACCCGACCTCCGGCGGCACGTTCAGCGTGCTGTGGGGCGTGGGCGACGGCACAATTACGGTGGGTTCCACGACGACCAACGCCATTACCGCCACGTTCCCGGTTGGACGGCGCTATATCACCTGCACCGTCACCGACCTGACCAACGGCACGTCCACCACGCGCCGCCTCCTGGTCGTGGCCTGCAAGTACGGCGATGCGAACTACGCGCCGATTACCAACTTCACCGTGGATACGCCGCTGTCTCAAAAGGTGGAAGGGCTGAGCGTCAGCTTCAAAGTCTACCAGAGCATCCCGGCGGCGTCCTATCCCGATAACATGATGGTGCTGTACAGCCGCACCGACTACTACAACGGAACCGCCGCCACGCTCAACTCGCGTGTCACCAAGTTCTGCGGCTGGCACCTGACCGACCCGACGGCAGTGACGGCGCAAGACAAAGCGCTGCTGACCGAGACGACGCTGGACTGCGTGGATACGCTCGGTCGCTTTGCCACGCTGCCCGGCTTCCCGCAAACGCTGGAGAACGTCAACCCGCCGACCGCCTGGGAGCAGTTCGCCAATCCCAACCTGGACGACTTCCTTATCTACCTGTGGCTGTGGCACGGCACCGGGCCGACCATTGCCGACTTCACGCCGTCGGGCACGAGCGCGACGTACCCGTTTACGCGCCTGAACAGCGGCAGCGGCACGCTCAGCCTGTACGCGCAGATGGACGGGCGGGCGCGGGCCATTGGCTACCGCTTCACGTCCAACGCTTTTGGGCAGTGCATCGTCAAGCAAGACCCGCTGCTGTTCGCGTCCGCTGACAGACCGTCATCCTACACCATCTCGTTCCTGCAAAGCGACTGGACGGCGCTCAGCTACCCGCATCAGCGCCCGTCGAAGTCCCATTGGATGCGCGGCAATGCGATTGTGGCTGACCCACTCACCGTGTCAGCGCTGTTTTGCATCGCGCCCGGCAACACACCGTCGCAGGGCGTCAGCGAAAGCACCTACGGCAGCAATCTGGCAGTTGACCAGAACGAACTGAACGTGCGCACCGGCAACGCCTACGCCCGCGAGAACAGCAACTACGGATTGTGGCAGGTCAAGCTGACTTCGCAAGGGGACGCCTCATTTCAACCGCTCGATTACGTGGAACTGACCCAGGACGCCGTGACCGCCGCGCAGCGCGGACTGACGTTCACTGCGCAGCGCTTCCTGGTGACGCAGGTGGATACGCCGCTCGATAACGAGTTCGGCACGTCCACGCCCGTCCTTACGCTGGAATGGGAGACGTTCGGGCAACCCGCCACCACGGTCATTCCGCCGACAGCTTCCAACGTGCAACCGTCGGTCACGTTTCAGTCGCCGTTCCTTCCCCCATTGGTAAACATCCCGGCAAGCGACGGAACCAGCGCGGGGCAGCTTATCGGCGTGGTCGCCACGCTCGGCCTGATTTCCGACGACGGCAATATCTATCAGGGCGCGTCATTCAACACGCCGTCGCCCCTCTACGCGCAGAAGTCGATGGGCGTATCCGGCACGCCCATTTGCGGCGTGGGCGACCCGTTCTCGCCGCGCTACCTAGGCGGTGTACCTGGCAGTGAGGTGGACGCCTGGATTGTCACGACGACCGGCATTTACTTTGTGACGAACATGCAAGGCACGCCGTCGGCCAGCTTGCAGAAGTCATTCCGCGCCACGCGCAGTCTGCGTTCCATTCAGATGCAGTTCGCCACGCAGTTCCTCATCTCGGTCTGGTCGGACTACTCCGACGGCACGTATGAGACGCACTCGACGGACGGCGCTACCTGGTCAACCGAGACGCTTATCGGGTCAGCCACGGCGGGCACTTACGCGCCGGGCGCAGCGGTGTCTTCGCGCAACATCGGCACGATATACGGGTCGGCTATCCACACGGGCGTCGGGGCGGGCTACGGGTCGGTCAACAGCGGCGCGTCCTACGCTCTGCTGAGCAACCCGGCTATCAACCCCGGCAGCGACCTGTGCGGCGATATTCACCTGCCCTACAACAGCAACGGAAGCGACAAGATTGCCTATTACGGAAAGTCGATGGGAACGCCTGTTATCAAGTCAGTGGCGGCAAACGTTGACGTACCCGGCAACAATACGGGCATTTCTATCACGGCAGGGCAGTACGTCGTGATTACGGCTAGTGGGACGTGGAAAAACGGCACGCTGCCCACCTGCGGTCCCAACGGTGACGGCAGCGGAAGCTGCGCGTCGTGCGTGCTGACCACCGCTAGCGCCAGTTGTCTCATCGGGCAAATCGGAACGGGCGGGCCGCTGTTTTTCATTGGAACGGGCATTTCGTTCGTTGCGGGCGCAAGTGGAACACTGTATTTACTGATGAATGACCACACTGGCGTCTATGGCGACAACACGGGCGCTCTCACGGCTACCATCTCGGTCGGTTCAACGGCCCGCCACCTCATGCGCGTCAACGGCACGACCGTCGCGGACGTGTCGCCCGTGGTCAGCGGCACGCCTTATGGTCCCTGGCAATTCCGGCAGGTGGATAGTTGCGCCGTTCGCGCCGCCTACATGGTCGCCGCTCTCGGAAACAACAACCAGTCTCTCGCGGGCGTGTGGACGAGCAACAACGGCGGCGCGTCGTGGTACAATCTGGTGCCACCGAGTAGCGCAGCCAACAGGTACGAGCGCTGTGCCATCAGCGGCTCGATTCCGGTAGTGGTGTACTGCTTTGGGAAGCAAGGCAGGATTGGAATTAGCACTTCGGGTGTTTCCGTTGTCGAGAAGGCTGGAAACATTGCCAGCTTCTCTCCTGGCGCGATTATTCAAGCGATTGGGTTGTAGCTATGACTCTGCACGGAAGTATGCTAGGCGCGATTAACCGACTGCTCAGCCGAGGCCAGATTAAAGGCACGCTCGGTCGGCAAGTATCGCCGGGTGTCTACCAATTCCAGACCGGCGACGATGGCCGCATGTACTTCACGTCTGAACAGGGCACGGTCATGACTGTCATCAACGCGAAGGTGGCAACCGGTCTGTTCCCCGTCGTGGTTGGCCCCACCGATGATGGCAACGACTACGAGGTGAAAGGTCTGCAAATCTCGAAAGCCTGGTCGCAGGTCGGTTCGCAAATCGGCTCGATTGCCATCCCTCAGCACACGGGTTCTACCACCGGCCCGACGCCCGAACTGGTCGAGGCGCGGCAGCTAGACCGGGCGCTCGTTTATCAGGACCCGAACAACGCCGCCTTCCTGCTCACGATTACCGCGTTCAATTACAAGGACGCCAGCGGCACCGACCAACTGTACCCCGGCGGCACGATTGACGTGACGAGTTATATTCCGGCGGGCGCTGGCACATGGGGTTGGGTAAAGGTCGGCTTCGACAAGACGGGCGTGGCTCCCGTCGCCGTGGCAGGTACGCCCGTGTCGGTGTCGGTGCCGCTGGACGCGGCGGCGCTGGCGCTCATCCCGTTCACCGGCTACGTGCCGTTCTGCGGCGTGATGCTGACGAACGGACAGACTGCCGCGCCGGTTGAGACGGACTTCATGGACTGCTCGGTGCTGAAGGACACGGGCGGCGGTGGTGGGTCGTCGTCGCCCCTGACCACCAAAGGCGACGTGTGGGGCTACGACACGACCAACGACCGTATCCCCGTTGGGTCTGATAACACTGTCCTGACCGCCGACAGCGCGCAGCCGCTCGGCCTAAAATGGGCGCTGGTGTCGCTGGTGAACAGCGTGGCGGGCATCCTCGGCATCGGCAACGGCGGCACGGGCGCTGATCTGTCGGCAACAGGCGCGGCGCACAGCTTCCTCAAACAGAGTTCAAGCGGGGCTGTCGTGACTGTCGGTACGATTGCTGACGCCGACCTGCCCGCCATCGCCACGGCCCACATGTTCACGGTATCCGTGCCGGGCACGCTGACGGCGACAACCATCGCCATCCGGCTCACCAACAACTTCGGCACGACGCGCACGATTACGGGCGTCTATCTGGCCTGCAACACGGCCCCTACCGGACAGGCCATCATCGTGGATGTGTTGAAAAATGGCACGACTATCTTCACTACATCGGGTCATCGCCCACAGATTGCCGCCAGCGCGTTCAGTGGCTCATCAACGTCGGTGGACGTTCCGGCACTCGCCAATGGCGACTATCTGCAATTTCAAGTGGCCCAGATTGGTTCTACCATAGCCGGATCGGACTTAACCGTGGAGGTATTGACACAATAATGGCAAGAATTCTTTCATACGGCGCGGAACTGCGAAGTTCACTTGAGTTCGCCTGGGGCAACGCGGTAAGCAGTACTAGCTACACGACGCCGGGACGGGGCGGTTACACCGGCACGTACTTCGCTACCGTTTCAGGTGGCGTCACCGCCGGATGGAACATTCCCGGCACCACCGAATTCTTTTTCCGGTGTGCGATTAGGCTGTCCGCTCAGTCGAACACTACTCCCGTTGCACGCATTCAGTTCTTCGACGCGACGGGCGGCGGCGGGAACTCCGTTCTACTGTTAGCTTCGCCGGACAGCGGAGCGAACCTGGGTCAGCTTAAAATCACCGCCGGGGCCAGCACGGTACTCGGCACCATCACCGGTTCGGTGCTCTCTACATCGGCCTGGACGCTGGTCGAGGTTTACTTCAAGCTCGATGCGTCGGTTGGCGTCTGCACCGTCAAGTACAACGGCACACAGGTGTTCACCTTCTCCGGCAACACCAACCCCAACAGCCGTACGAATGTGCAGTCGCTCGGCTTTATCTCGGCGGGTGGAACGGCTGAGAGCTTTGACGACGTGGCGATCAACGATACGACCACGGGAACGAACAACTCGTGGGCTGGTGACGGCTACGTATTTGCACTCACCCCTAATGGCAATGGCGATGTGAGCCAGTGGACGAACAACAGCGGCAACAGCACTAACAACTACTCGCACGTCAACACACTGCCGCCGCAAATCACGACCTACGTCCAGGACGGCACCGTTGGCGACCAGGATTTTTATACGCTAACGGATTTCCCGACTATCATTACTCCGTTCACTGTCACGCTCGTGTGGATACAGATTTACGCCGAACGGGTCAGCCCCGGCACGGCGCAAAATATGGACTTCGGGCTGGAAACGAGCAGCACGAAATATTTAACCGGTAGTCCCGTGGCACTTACAGCCAGCCCAGTACTGTACTCATCGACACCCTGGTTACTCAACCCGAATTCAGGGGTCGCCTGGACGACAGCGGACATTAACGCCCTGGCAGCCGGAGTAAAGGTAACGACGTAATGCCAGCAACCGCGAAGTCAGGTTTAACGGTAGCGCAGGTCGAAATACTGCTCAAACAGGCCGCACAAGCGGGTCTGACAGTCGCTCAGGTCGAAATACTTCTCCAACAACTGGCGCGCGTCGGACTGGTCGTCGCGCAGGTGGAGATCAGCCTGTCGCCTCCGTCGTCTGTTGCAGCAGTAGTGCAGGTCATATGATACGCGCGGCCTGTGTCGCCACCC